AAAATAAAAGACTGGGGGAGTATTACACTTTAGTAATCTCCTCCACTACATATTGGTCTTTTACTTTCTTGCAGGTACATACGAAGAATTCCGGATGTTTCAGAGCTCCTTGTAAAGTATCAGGAAGAATCATTTCTTTAGTACGACGGTCCATTGCAACCGTTGCATACAGGATACCTTCACTCTCGCATTTCTCTATTAATGCACTTTTTAGTTCTTCTACGCTATATTCCATTTGTGTGATCCTTTGTCGCTGCAAAGTTATGGAAAATATGTATATTTTGTGCAATTATATTCCTGTAATAAATAAAAAAAATAGCTCCCTAGTTCGTCCGCCGACGAGGGAGCTATTAACACAAAAACTAAACTAGACACATTTTTGGAAATCTAGTTGTATATTCTGTATATCAATTATATAGTCCTGCTTTTTTTTATGGTTCGACCATAATTCGACCATTTGATGTTTTATGTACTATCAAGATTTTTGAGTTTCATGTTTTATATTATTTTAAATGTTATATTTGCGCATTGTCAAACTAAAATAGTGCGTTTATGAAAATGTTTTTTAGAAGCATCCAAAAATGGATGAGAGAGCGTAAGGTTCGTAGAGAACTTCAAAAAGACCAAGATCTCAGGGAACGTTGTGTCGATTATGTTGTAAAAGGTTCTAAGCCTGCAAATGCTTACCTTGCTGATGCAATATATAGATACATTAAAGACGGTTCGATTAGTTAAACTTCTTTTGTAGGTAACAATATTGGAAGCGAGAATTTTATTTTACTCACAATCTCGTTTTGTGCATTTTCATTAGAGGATGCTCCTACTCCTATTACGCTTGCAAATACACCAACTTTAGCATCACTTCCTTTGTTTTCAGATGTTGTGAGTGATAGATTAAATTCTATATTGGTAAGTACACATTCTTGCCTTCCAATATGTAATGTACCTTTGTTTATACCTCCAATGGAGACTATCGGGTTTACTACGAGGTTAAATTTTGATGTTCCTCCATTTAACTCTGTTACTGCATCTGCTATTTGAGTAACTGTATCTTTTATGAATTCTTTAAGTTCCATATATAGTGTTTACTTCTAGTTTGTATCATTGTTTAAGAATCATATTTTATTTATAAAGCGTAATTTATTCCACTAATTCTTTTAAATGGGATTTTTCATGCCATTTTAAATACGTACGTCCTGATTTGGTTTCAATAGACTTTAAGTAAGGAGCAATTTTAGGAGATTGAATAGATTTTGTAGTATCATCTATTAGAGTTATTTTATGATTGATGCGGCTATTGATGGCATGTGCATCTACTGCATCATAATTCAAATTAGAACGTCCTAAACTTAATATGAAATTTGTATCATTAGAACCTGTAACGTAATTAATAAGCGTCATTCTATTATTTCGAAGAACAACAGCATTGAATTTAATTGCTAGTCCTTCATGTATAGAATAATTGGTTTTTAAGTGTTCCTTATCTACAAGGTTATGTATGAAATTTGTGGCATTCCTTTTAAATCTACCAATCTGTTCTTTTTCCTTTTTCTCTTCAAAAGAGATAAAAGATGCACTAACTACGGCGTTAATGAAACTGGACAAGTCGTATACTATATTTGGTACTAGCTCTGCTTTCTCTATTTTTTTGTAATAGTAATGATAGCCAGCATGTTCTAAAATATCTATTTCATAATCTTCTAAATAGTACTGAAATAGTTTGAAATAGTATATATCATCAGAATGAGCATCACATTCATACATACCACTGTCTATCCAACCACCATCAGTAACAATAAAATCATCTCCTCTTCGAGTTAAAAAGACGGAAACAAAAATATTACTTGTTGTTGCTATCGGTGTTATGATCTCAAAAGTATTTCCATGTTTCTTTATTTTCCATAAAGAATTGTAGGATTTGATGATATATTCAATAAGTTTTTCCATCTCTTAAAAATTTATTCCTTCAAGTGGGTCTTTGTCTTCTCTTTCGAAAGGAAGATAGCCTTCTCGAAATACTTGTATTTCAGGTAATTCATGCTCATCATTAGTGTAGATTACACTTTCTTGGCAAAAGTAAGGAAAACCAAAGTCAATGTCAAATAAATGTTCAGCTTGTTTGGGATTATTCAATAAGTCTGTTTTATAGGCTAAAAAATATCCATTATCATCATATTTGTGAAAATGGGGAGTTGTAACACTTTGCTTGGCTAAAGGTATAAACGGAACTTCGTTTTTATGAGTACCTCCACCACTATCGTAGCGGATAACGACTCCTTTTTTGAATTTATCCGAAACTATCTGGAAAGAACAATCTGTTTTATCTCCATTTCGTACTTCACAAGTCATAAATGTATTTCCAAAGTGAAACTCTGAATGAAGATGCTTTTTAGTATAAAGAGATGTGCCATGATTTCCTTTAGGTTCAGAAACAATGATTGGCGCATTAATTCTCTTTTCTGCATTAATGAAAGTTTTATAGTCGTCTATAATTTTTAAAAGCTCTCTATCTTGTTTTATTTTTGCCATATTTGAATTAAGGTATAGTGTTAGCTAATAGGCTCTACTGTTTCAATTTGGTGCATACTTAAAATGTTGTTCTGAATACTATAATATGATATATTCTTTTCATGGCATATCCAATATTTCTTTTCTCCTGCAACAGTTCTAAGCTTATATTTCATTATTGTTTTTAGAATCAGTTTCATCACTTTCTTTTTTGCTTTCTAGTACTTCATTAATAAGTTCTTTGATTTTAGTGTAATCTTTATCATCTAAATCTTCTTTATTAATAATTTCCTTGAAATCCTTATCAAATATATATTCATAATTTCCTATGTCTGGGCTACCTCCTTTAGTTTTACATCTAAATTTATGTGTTGCTTTCCAACCACAAAATTCTTTTTTTATAAAGTTAGCTCTGTCTTTTATACTGTCTGAATGTAATGTAACCATATTAGTACATGCTTTGGCTTTTTCCAGATTTTCATTGAATTTATTTTTAGCTTCATAATATCTAGAGTTACTATATGAAGAATAGCCATCACTCCAAATCTCCATGGTTTTTCGTGCGTCTTTCATTTCATCTAGATATTCATCTGCTTTTTCAATAGCTATTTTAATGAAATAGGCATGTCTTGTAATGATTGAATCTGTATATACAGATGTAAAAGCACTGTCTATATTGGTTTCAATAGGTTCATAGCTGGCAAAATCATATAGGACTTTAAACATGTCGTCCTTAATTAATTCATTAGCTTTTTCTTCTTTAGATTTGCATCCACTTAATAACATAGTAGCTGATACAACGATAAATAATAATGTTTTCATTAGTGTATATAAATTTTAGATTATCCAATATTTCTTTCATTCTTCAACATAGCTAATTCGCCTTTCAGTTTTTGGTTCTCTTCAGTGAATAGTTGAATTGTTTTCATCTGCTCATTTATAGTCCCCTGAAGGGTTGCTATTGTATCAACTAAACGTTCCATGCGTTCAATATTTGGATCAGGTTTGATATCTGAAATCAGCATTGGACCTTTATTGCGTAGTAACCAATCTGCTGAAATATCCGTAAATGCGTTTAATGTGAGCCTAATTACTTTAGAGGAAGGTTCTGTGTTTTTTTGAAACATAGAACCAATCACCGATTGGGTTACCCCAATTTTAATGGAAAACTGCCTGTCTGACAGCTTATAATAAGAGATAATCTCTCTAATTTTTTCGTTTACGCTTGTTTCAGCCATATCTATATTAATAGTTAATTAACGCAAATACGATTATTTATCAAGTTTTATGTTTTGTAATTAACGTAAATACGTTTATATTTGCATCATAAATCAATCAATCATACAAACATACAAAAAATGATTGATAAAACCAATTAAAAAATAACGATTATGAGCTACAATTTATCACAAATAATGAAGTCTGCACACCGCAATTACAAGAAGGGTGGAAAAACATTTTCAGAGTGTTTAAAATCTGCATGGAGCTTTGCAAAACTCCAAGAAAGTTTCTCACCGGAAGCAGTGAAATCAAGAACTGATAAATTTTTAGCTGAAAGACATGAAGCTATGAGCAAGACTGCCAAAGCTACACCTAGCAAGGAATATAATAACCTTAATATTCCCGCTTCCGCTTACTACAACCCAAATAGTACTCATTACGGTGCACATTACGTCGGAGATTAATCAAATTATACAACAATGGATAAAAGAACCGAACTAGAAATACAGCGAGACAAATATGAAGCTGTGATTGAAGAACGAGACGCGTTGATCAGCTCTTTGAGAGGTGAAAATGAAAAACTCAAACGAGATTTAGAATCAGAACGTGGATTTTATAGAGAGAAAGTTTCCCAATGTGATGATTTGAAGAAATTTATTGAATCGCAACGAAACTTAATGGACATAGTTTTGAAGAACAACCAAAGTATTCTCTAACCCTCACTAAAGTCAAACCAAACCGCCGGTTATCCGGTACCCAGTCCGGTCTTTGAGCCTGCCCTTGAAGGGAGACTGGGAACAACAGAGAAGAGTTCTTTGACATATTGGTAAAATGGTGTTTTGGAAGCCGACACGTGCTGAAAGGGATTACTGACGTAGGCGGGCTTCTCAACGATATAATGCTGTGGTTAATGGTCAAGCCGTATCGTTGTAAAACTAAATCAGTTAGACGTTTGTCGGCAAATCGAGGTATTTGCTTTATGTATATAAAGGTGATGTAGCTCAGGCAGGTTAGAGCGCTGTGTGTGGTGGATGGTTGAGAGTTCGAGTCTCTCAAGAAATACTCTTAGCTTAACGGAAGAGCACCACAAGCAGAGGTCGGCGGTTCGAATCCGCCCATCGCTTCAATGTTTAATTAAAGAATATAGAGTTATGACAAGGTTTTTCCAGTTTGTAATAGTTGGAATAATATTAGGGGCGGTGCTTATGTTACTCGCTTCTATTGTTTCTTCGTGTTACTTTTTTATTACAACATTTACGTTGAGTGATTTTGAAGAAAGAACAGCTTCATTTGTTCTCGGTGCGGTAAGTGCTCTATTTACATACGGAATGTTCCGGATATTAATGAATGCCTTACAAGCATTTTCAGATAAGTTGGATGCAATAAAAAAGAGATATGAAAGCAATAATTGAAATTAAAGATGTCGCCTTTCGAGAGATAGGCGACATCAATAGGGGAAGAGGGAAACCTATCAGGGATTGCGTGAAAGTATTTGAAAGCTACAAGGTGATAACTTTCTTTGGCATTCCCATTAAGCGAATTACCCATAGATTGAATGATTGGGATCCTGAAGAATCGACTTCAAACTCTCATAAGCAAGAGTGATTGTTAATGGCGGTGTTCCATCAATGAAATGTAGGATACACTGTTTTCTATGGTCCTCAATTTTAATAACACATCCTAGATTGATAAGGATGCGTTTACCGTTTTCGGTAATCTCAATAAATTTGTTCATTTTCTTGTTTTTTGATTTGACACTTCAAAAATAAGAAAATACCCCGTTCCTTTTTTATTAGCGAATAATCTTGGAGCGGGGAAAACTATTAACTAACTAATAATCAGTATGGAAAAGGATATTCAGAGACGTAACGTAATTGATGTATTACGGAGTATGGATGTTGGTGCAATAGAAGTATTTCCTATCGTTCAGAAACCGTCTGTAACTAATACATTGAATGCTCGGCTTTATAAAGAAAAAGCTGAAGGAATGGCTTGGAAAACAAAGTCAGATGTAAAAAATATGCAGTTTATAGTAACTAGAATTGCATAACTATCTTGCTTGTTGAGATGATCAGAGGTGAAATGGCTGAAATATTGCTAGATAATATTCTCCGTCTGTTTTCTACAGAAACGTTTGGAAAAGATAAGTCTGCGTATTATGTGGGTGGGGAAAAGAAATTGATGAATCTTATAGAAGCGGGTAAGATTGAAAGTGATAAGCCCACTAATGTCCAAAACGGCAAGTGGCATTGTAATGCTGCTCAAGTATTACTTCATTGCCGATGTGCGGGAAGGAAAGTTAAATCTAAAAAACGGAAGAAATGAAAAAGATTAAAGTGATACAGTATGCCATGATGTTCATTGCCTTATGGACAACACTGTATCTTGTAGATAGCATTGAAGTTAGCAAGAAAGAATTTATTGCTGCTTTTGTATTGGTGACTGTCGTATCAGTGAATTATATCTGTTTTCGATACTACGAAGATAGGAAACAAAATAAAGATAGCCTGTGAAGGTCTGCATTGCTTAATTTTAGTATTTGTCATGTTTATTTAGCCCGGTTCGCCGGGCATCTGCCGGGATAGCCCAGTTGGTTAGAGCGCATGTTTCTACATGAGGTCAGCGGTTCGAATCCGTTTCCCGGCTCAACTCAATCAGAGTTAAGTAACCCGTGAGGGGGAAAATTATGTTTGTATCAATAACAATTCAATCAATGTAGCCGGAAGCGTCTGGCTACGACCTGAAGGAATGGCGGAATTGGTAGACGCAAGTATGCAGATAGATTGAAGAAAGTCATACATAGGTAATCTGTCATCCTGGTTCGAGTCCGGGTTCCTTCACAGAGAATTTTTCTTTTTATGTTTAACTAATGTTGCCAGCGAAAAGGACGCTGTAGGGTTAAAGCCCCTGTTATTTGAGTTTTAATTGTTCTATACTATTCCGGTGTGCTTTGAACGGCTATCCGGAAGCAAGAAGCTCGTGAGAGTGCTATTTAATAGTTAATGTCGTGTTTTATTTTGTGTTTGTGTTCTAAGTGAATGGTTCGTGAGAATAGTTCACTTGAAACGGATGGCTGGTGTAATTGGCAGCATACGCAGATATGCGTGATGTGGGTTCGAGCCCCACGCCATTCACCCTTTTGATCCTATTAAATTATAGTAGTTCATGAGTTTTGTTTTGTGTTTGTGATTGGGGTGTACGGTCTGTGAAGATAGTGCACCTTTTTAATTAATCGGGCGGATATGTATATCGTTGGTTGAAACTGCGGTGAGGTGCACCAATATTCCGTAAGACCGGTTCGACTCCGGTTCCGTCCACTAGCATTTACATTATGTATAAATCAGGGAGCCGTACACCCTTCAAAGCGTAGCCGTTCCATAAGGTACATTGGATTATTCATTTTCTTATTTTTCTGCCTGTACAATATCGTACAGGCAGTTTTTACTACCTGAAAATGGCGTTAAAATGGCGAAGTTTCTGTTTGCTAAACTTGTCAATAACGATTATCTTTACTGATGTAATGAGCTAAAAGTCAAACCATTAAATTAGAATTATGACAGCGAGAAAAAACACTGTATCAACGGTTCAGAATGAAGAGAAGAAGAAAAATTCTATCAGACCGCTTCTAGCTTCTGAAATTGAATGTAGGGTTGGTACTATGAAACCGGACGGTTCGGGCTGCTCCTTGCTATTATACAAGGATGCTCGAGTAGACATGAGAATACTTGATGAAGTGTTCGGAGAAATGAACTGGAAACGGCACCATGATGTCGTTAATGGGAATCTATTCTGTACGTTGTCCATTTGGGATAATGAAAAGAAGGAATGGGTGAGTAAACAGGATGTTGGGACAGAATCTAGCACAGAAAAAGAGAAAGGGCAGGCTTCGGACGCCTTTAAACGTGCAGGATTTAACTGGGGAATTGGGCGTGAACTTTATACGGGTCCTTTCATTTGGATTCCACTTGAGAAAAATGAAATATATCAGAGCAAAACAGGTTCTCCTGCTCTATACACCAAATTCAGTGTAAAAGAGATTGGCTATAACGAGCAAAAGGAGATTATTCTACTTGTTATTGTGGACAATAAAAACCGTGTTCGTTTTGCTTATGGTAATACAAAGGAAAAAGTATATGCTCCCAATGTTTCTGCTTCAAACGCTTCGGACAAAGTATATACTGGTGTAGACCTGGATCGTGCAATTAAACAAATGACTGGTGTTAAAAGCCGCGAAGAGCTTGAAAGAGTTTGGGCTGAACATCCTGAACTTCACAATAATAAGGAGTTCAGAAACATAACTATTGATATGCAGAAAACATATCCCCCTAGAAATTGATAATAATGATAGAATTAGTGAAATCCAGTGTGGTTTTCAATGAGGAAAACCACACTTATATGCTCGGTGAAAAACAGTTGCAAGGTATAACCGGTATGATTAGCCGGCAGTTGTTCCCTGACAAATATAAAGATGTCCCAGATTTTGTGTTGAAGAGAGCTGCAGAGAAGGGTAGCCTTATTCATGCTCAATGCCAGTTTGCTGATGTAACAGGCTTACCTCCTGAAAGTATTGAAGCAGAGAATTATATCAGAATGAGGGTAAATGCCGGATATAAGGCGCTTGCCAATGAATATACCGTTTCTGATAACGAATACTTTGCATCGAATATAGATTGTGTTTGGGAGAAAGCCGGTAGAATTAGTCTTGTTGACATCAAAACTACCCTTCATCTTGATAAGGAGTATTTAAGTTGGCAGTTGTCAATCTATGCTTATTTCTTTGAACTTCAAAATCCATTACTCAAAGTTGATAAATTGTTTAGCACTTGGTTGCGTGGTAATAAACATGAATTTGTTGAAATTAGTCGTAAGTCTGATAAAGAAGTCAAGAAGTTAATGGAATGCGAGAAGAAGGGTGAGCAATATCTATCCAATCTTCCCGTTCCTGCCCCTGATGATGACAAGTTACTTATTCCAATGCAGCTTGTAAATACTATAATCGGGATTGAGGAAGAACTTGCAGATCTAACCAAGATTCAGAAAGATTATAAGGCAAAATTGAAAACTGCTATGCGTGAGAATGGTGTCAAGTCATGGGATGCCGGAAGATTGCGAGTTAGTTATACACCCGCTTCTACGAGTGACAATTTTGATACTAAAAAGTTTCAGGCTGACTATCCGGAATTATATTCTAAGTATATCAAAACAGTTCCTAAAGCTGATAGTATCCGTGTAACAATAAGGGAGGATAAATCATGAGTTTAAACAAATTGATGCTTATCGGGCATGTTGGCAAAGACCCCGATATTAGAATTTTGGAAGCTGGTTCTAAAGTGGCCACTTTCTCCTTTGCCACCACTGAAAAAGGTTATACCCTTGCCAATGGAACACAGGTTCCTGAAAGAACTGAATGGCATAATATTGTTGTTTGGCGTGGTCTTGCCGATGTTGTTGAGAAGTATGTCCATAAGGGAGACAAGTTGTATCTGGAAGGAAAGATAAGAACTCGGAGTTATGATGATAGCAGAGGAATTAAACGGTATATTACAGAACTTTTTGTTGATAATATGGAGATGCTTTCTGTTAAGCCTCAACAAGCGCCACCACCGCCACCTCTTCCGGAACACACCAATAATCAGACTCGAAGTGCGGTGAATGAGTGCCCGCCACCGCCACCACCGACCAAGGACGATTTGCCATTCTGATAGGTTATGGAAGCAACATTGACGAAGAAAGATGGCAAAATCCAAATGGATAAGTCTTTCGAGTTCATGTGCAGCACACTTCGTAATGGAGAATACACTGTAACCATTAAGAAAAAAACACAGCCGAGAACATTAAATCAAAATGCTCTCATGTGGAAATGGTTTCAGTGTATTGGTGCCTGTTTGCGTGAATACACAGGTGAAGAGTATTGGAGCACTGCTGCTGGAGTTCAGGATATACATGACTTGTATTGTAAGAAGTTTCTTGTGAAACAGGTTCATGTGAATGGTAAGGTGGAAACTATTGTGCGAGGAACAAGTAAACTTAATACTTTAGAGATGCATAATTTCATGGAAAGCGTGAAAATAGATGCGGCCACCGAGTTTGGTATTACACTTCCATTGCCTGAAGACCAGCATTACTTAGATTTTATTCATGAGTACCAAAACCGGTACTAATTAATCCTTTTATAATTTATGATTGCAAATTTGAGAAACTACGAACCCGAGACAATCGAGTTTGTAGTTCCCGATTCTATTCGGGAAAAATTTCCCCCTGTTTTATTTCAGGGTTCTACGAATGTAGATGAATTGATAAAGTTGGTGAATGAGCATTTCAATGCTACATTCCCTGAAAGTGAGGTGACACAACGTTTACTGGATGAATTTGAGATTTCCGAAATTCGTGAAGAGTATTGCATCAAGCAAGAGAATGAGGTCCCCAAACGCGAACGTGAACTGTTGGAAGCCATTGAACGTGCAAAGAAAATTAAGAGTGATGCACAAGACAGGTTAGCTTCTATTAAGACTGAAATTAAAGACCTGGCTGCCGAGGTCAAAAAGGGGACGAGGGAGTATCATCTTTCAAGTAAGAATACGATCCGGTTTGCTCTTGATGGATATTTCCTGTATTATTCATGGGTGAACGGTGAGTTTAAGCTTGTGAAAGCTGAAAAAATTCCTGATTGGGACAAACGTTCTCTTTGGGCACAGGAAGATCGAAACAGAAAAGCGATGCTTGATTTGTTTGGTATTGAATATCCTGAAGTAGAACGTCCTATTGATGATACAGAAGATTATGGGGACAAGTTCGAAGAAGACCTGTCTGATAAACTTCCTGAAGAAGAACCGGAAGACGATGAGTAGATTGCAGCACAAAAAAGGCAGGAAGTCCAACTATGTGAAGCGGCTTGTGAATAATCCAGATTGGGAAGAAGCCAAGCGTAAAGTTCGTATTAGGGACGGACATAAATGCCAGATGTGCGGTAAAGACTTTAATTTAGAGATTCACCACAAAACATACAGGGTTAACGGAAAATCAATCGTTGGTCATGAGCTTGAACATCTTGATTGTCTCGTTACCCTTTGTGGTGACTGTCATTTGAAAGTTCATAAATATCACATCAAATTATGACATACCAGTTAAGAGACTACCAAAAAAGTGCTAGTGATGCAGCGGTCAGCGTTTTTAAATCCAAGGAGAAGAAAAACTACGTGATAGTTCTTCCCACTGGTGCCGGGAAATCCCTTGTCATTGCCAATATAGCTGCACGGATAGACGGGCCGCTGATAGTGTTCCAGCCTAGTAAGGAAATACTCGAACAAAATTTTGCGAAACTTCAATCATACGGCATATTCGATTGTGGAGTTTATTCAGCTTCTGCTGGAAGAAAGGATATCAATCGTATTACGTTCGCTATGATTGGTAGTGTGATGAAACACATGAGTTTCTTCAAACATTTCAAGCACGTTCTGATTGATGAATGTCATTTAGTGAATCCGGAGAAAGGAATGTATAAGGAATTCTTTGAAGATGAGCAAAGGAAAGTTATTGGGCTGACAGCGACTCCTTACAGACTATGTTCAGGAAGAGGTGGTGCTATGCTTAAATTTATAACTCGTACCCGGCCAAAGGTTTTCACTGATGTTATTTACCACTGTCAGGTGAGTGAACTGCTTGCTAAAGGATTTCTCGCAAACTTGAAATACTATGATATTACAAAGTTGGATTTAAGTAGAGTCAGAACTAATTCTACTGGTGCAGATTACGATGAAAAAAGTCTTCTGCAAGAGTTTGAACGTGTGGACATATACAAAGATATAGTTGGATGGACAAAACGTCTGTTGAACCCCAAATCGGGCATACCACGCAAAGGTATTTTAATATTCACGAGGTTTATTCGTGAAGCTGAAAAACTGGCTTCCGAAATTCCTAATTGTGCGATCGTTAGCGGTTCTACTCCAAAGGAGGAAAGGGCACGAATTCTGAAAGGTTTTAAAGATGGAAGAATAAAAGTTGTTGCTAATGTCGGAGTACTTACAACCGGATTCGATTACCCGGAGCTTGATACGATTGTTCTTGCACGTCCAACCAAATCCCTTTCCCTCTATTATCAAATGGTCGGTCGTGTTATTCGTCCCTGCCAAGGTAAAGAGGGTTGGGTTGTTGATTTGAGTGGGAATTTCCGGCGTTTTGGGCGTGTTGAAGAGTTACGCATAGAACAGCCTGAAAAGGGAAAATGGTGTATAATGAGTCGTGGCCGTCAATTAACCAATGTAGTATTTTAATTATCATGTGGAGAAATTACAAGAAGAAAGAAAAGAAAAAGCCTCTTTTCGAGGTAGAAGGTGTTAAGGTCAAGAAGAAACCTGATCTTGTCAATGAACTAGACAGAATATTTAGTTTATTCATCCGTTATCGTGATACGATGCCTAATGGATATTTTCAGTGTATTTCATGTGGTAAAATAAAGCCTTTCAATAAAGCAGATTGCGGTCATTACATCAACCGCCAACACATGAGTACTCGCTTTGATGAAATGAACTGCAATGCTCAATGTTCACATTGTAACCGCTTCATGGAAGGAAATATTCAGGATTATCGCAGACGTCTAGTTGCCAAGTATGGTGAACGAAATGTGCTGTTCCTGGAAGCCAAGAAAAATGTTACTAAGCAATTTAGTGACTTTCAATTAGAAAAGCTGATTACTCATTACAAGGAAGAAGCGAAAAAACTGAAGGAAGCAAAAGGTCTGTGAGTTTTATTACTAATCGGAGTATAATCCCTTAAAATATGGAAAGAAATTCATTCATCTTTTATAAAGGGTGGAGAGAAGCAATCAAGGATTTGCCGGATGATGTCAGGCTGGAGATTTACGAAAGCATAATTGAGTATGCGACAACGGGAAATCTTCGGGGGTTGAAACCTATGGCAAATATTGCTTTCAACTTTATAAAGATAGATATAGACAGGGATACTGAAAAGTATATGTCTATTGTGGAAAGGAATAAGAGCAATGGTTCTAAGGGGGGACGTCCGAAAAGTGAAAACCCAAAAGAACCCAAAGAACCCACAAAACCCACTGGGTTATTTGGAAACCCAAAAGAACCCACAAAACCCGATAATGATAATGAATATGATAATGATTATGTAGATGATAATGATTCTCATTTAAAAAAGAAAGAAACTTCTCCTAAAGGAGAATCAAAGAAAGACGAGCTTTCTTTGTTCCCCGAGGAAAAGATTGATTGGGGTGGGCTAATGGATTATTTTAATTCCACGTTTAAAGGTAAACTTCCTGCTATAAAGTCCATAGATGCAAAACGAAAGAAAGCTATTAAAGCACGTGTCGCACAATACGGGAAGCAAGCTATATTCGATGTGTTCCAATTGGTTTTAGACAGTCCTTTCTTGCTTGGACAAAACGATAAAAATTGGAGGTGCACTTTTGACTGGATATTCTTGCCTACAAAATTTACAAATATTTTAGAAGGTAACTATAATGGAAAACGAACTGATACTGCGGCCACAAGAAGAGAATCGGTTAGCAGTCTTACGGACCTCGCCGAAGAACTACTGCAAAGCTCTATGCCCAAAGAAGGTTGAAGATGTATTTCAAAGTGATGAACCTTCTATTGGCACTATCATAAGAAAGTTTGGTGAACCACAGGCTAGAGCAGTGCTGGTCATATTGATAGCTGATGCCTTGGAGTTTTTCAATGTTAGTAATACAATGTCTGCTACCCAAGTTGCTACTACAGTAGATTTAATCATTGAAGAATATCCCTATATGAAAACTGATGATTTTAAACTGTGTTTCAAGAATGCAATGAAAATGAAATATGGTGAAAATTACAATCGTATTGATGGTTCTATCATTATGGGATGGCTTCGTGAATACAACAAAGAACGTTGTGCTGTTGCTGATAATCAGTCATGGAATACTCATAAGGCTAAATTGTCAGGGGAAACGAGTTTTACAAGTGGCTTGTCGTATGAAGAATACCGGAACGAACTCAAACTTAGAGTTGAGCAAGGAGATGAAGAAGCTGCTAAAGCGTTAAGTCTCTCAAATGAAATAATCTCTTATCTAAACAAAAGAGAAAATGGCAAACAAGAAGCAGAAGGTGACAATTTACTGGAACACTAGGCATATCAAACTTGAAGATATTCCTGAAGTGAAAAGAAGAATACGGGAGCGTTTTGGTATTCCTAATCACACAACTGTTAATGGTGAAACGGATTGTTATATCCGTGAGGAAGATATGGAATTGCTTCGGGAAACGGAAAAACGTGGCTTCATTCAAATACGTAATAAGCCCGCATGAAAATGGCGTTAAAATGGCGAAGTTTCTGTTTGCATAACTTGTCATTTTACGATAACTTTACTGATGTAATGAATTAAAAGTCAAACCAATATAATTAAATTATGGAAGTACAAAACATTAGAATTGACCTTATCAGTCCTTCTCCTTTGAATCCGAGAAAGACTTTTGATGAAGTAGCTCTTCAAGAGCTTGCAAGTAATATTGAGAAACAAGGCTTATTACAGCCTATCACTGTTCGAGTTGCCAAATCCGAGGATGTGACCAACTTGGAGACTGGTGATGTGACAACAATTCCCTGTTCGTATGAAATTGTATGTGGTGAGCGCCGCTTCCGTGCTGTATCACTATTGAAAGAGAAGGAAGATAAAGAGAATGTTGCTAAAATCAAGGCACATCGCAAGAAATCAGAACAATTCCAAGCGATTTCCTGCATTGTCAGAGAAATGACAGATGATGAGGCTTTTGAAGCGATGATTACCGAGAATCTTCAAAGAAAAGATGTTGATCCCATCGAAGAAGCTTTTGCCTTTGCGCAGTTGGCTGAAAAAGGACGAACTTTGGAAGATATCGCTCTTAAAATAGGAAAGTCTACCCGGTTTGTATTTGACCGTATTAAATTGAATTCTCTTATTCCTGAACTAAAAGAGCGGGTAAGAAATGGAGATATACCATTGTCCGGTGCTATGATTCTTTCTAAATTGGATGAAGATACTCAAAAAGAGTTTCATGAGGAGGAGGAAGAACAATGTACTACTGCTATGATTCGAGAATTTGTGAGTAATTCTTTCATGGAGCTTGGTAACGCACCTTGGATTAAAGATGATTCCGATAATTGGGAAAATACTGATATTAAATCATGTTCTCAATGTGAGAATAATACGTGTAATCATGGTTGTTTGTTCTATGAAATGAATAGTAAGGATGCTAGATGTATCAATGCTGCTTGCTATGAGAAAAAACAAATTGCTTATGTGATGCGGAAAATTCAACTAGAATATGAACATCTTGTTAAAGTTGGCGAACCTCTTTCATTTGGAAAAACAGTAATTATCGCTAGACGTCCCGATACATATTGGGGAGAAGATAGAAAGGTTTTCTATGAAAAAACTTTGGAAGCTGTTAAACAACTTGGATTTGAAATAGTTGATCCTGATGAAATCTTTAGATGTAAGTGCTGGTATTCAGAAGATGATGAACGCATTTTGAAAATGCTTGAAGATGGAGAAGTTTATCGTTGTCTTTCATTTTTTGGACATTATTCTCCCGAATTTAACGTTAGTTTCTATTATGTTAGAAAAGAAACGGCTTCCTCTACTTCCGCCGTTGCCGATCTAAAAGAGATAGAAAGGGAAAAAATAAACGCCCAATTAAAAAGAGCGAAGGATATAGTCAAGGAGAAGTCTGCTGAAGAAATGCGCAAGTGGGCGCAAGAGAAAACATATTATCAGAGAACAAAAGAATTCTCTGAAAATGAACAACTTGTTTTTGATGTGCTGGTTCTTAGCGGTTGTAGCAGTACTTATCTTGAAAAACTGAATTTGAAAAAATGGAATGGTGAGAGTGATTTTGTAAATTATGTCAAGAACAACCAAACTGACCGACACCAATGGTATAGAGCCTTTATTGCTGAATGCTTATCATCGAATAATGTGAATTTCTCCTCCTATTTGCAAAAGTGTCAGAAAATCCTTTTTGCAGAACAATATCCTGATGATTACAATGCGCTAACAAAGAAACTTGCAGACTCATATAGCAAGAAAGAGATGAAGCTCAAACAGCAACTCGAAGAACTTAATAACGATAACACAGAGGAAGCCTAACGGTTTCCTCTTTTTATTTGAAATGAAAATGAAAGACTATATAGAATTTCTAAAAGACAAGATGGCTATTAGCCACAATACTGGATTTGAAGTTAATCCTAATGAAATATCAACTTCTCTTTACCCTCATGTGAGAGATACCGTTCGTTGGGCGGTATCCGGTGGTTGCCGTGCCATATTCTCCAGTTTCGGTATGCAGAAAACAGTAACCCAATTGGAGATATGCAGAGTTATAATCAACCAGTATTTTGGTAAAGCTCTTATCGTTTGTCCTAAACGTGTAGTAATAGAGTTTATCACCCAAGCTAAGGAGCACATGAACATGACAGTTAAGTATGTCAAGACCATGAGCGAAGTCAGAGCCTGCAAGTGTGATATAATGATTACCAACTATGAGCGTGTCCGTGACGGAGAAGACGGCGTAAGAATAGAACCTTCCTTTTTTACCGTTACCTCATTGGATGAAGCAAGCGTATTGAGAGGGTTCGGTACCAAGACATACCAAGAGTTCCTACCGCTGTTCGCCGATGTGCCTTTCCGCTTTGTTGCCACTGCCACGCCGTCACCTAACAGATACAAGGAGCTGATACATTATGCCGGATATCTTGGAGTGATGGATACAGGTCAAGCCCTTACACGTTTTTTTCAACGTGATAGTACCAAAGCTAATAATCTAACGCTTTATCCACACAAAGAAAAAGAATTTTGGCTGTGGGTATCAACTTGGGCATTGTTCCTAACCAAGCCTTCCGACCTCGGTTATCCTGATACCGGCTATGAATTGCCGGAACTGCGGGTACATGAAGAAGTGGTTAGCGTTGACAATTCCACTGCCGGTACAGACCGTGACGGACAAGTGAAGATGTTTCGTGAGGCTGCTCTCGGACTTGCTGATGCAGCGAAAGAACGTCGGGACAATATGGCAGAGAAGATTGCCCGTGTCGTAGAGATTATTAATCGTCCTGAAAACAAGGACGAGCATTTCCTTTTGTGGCATGACCTTGAGAGTGAGCGGGAAGCCCTTTGCAAGGCTATCCCCGGTTGCAAAGCTGTTTATGGCTCGCAGGATGATGAGGAAGCCGACAAGGTGATAGCGGACTTCAAAAACGGGAGATTGAAATACCTGGCCGCAAAGCCTGAAATGCTTGGTGAGGGTTTGAACTTCCAGTACCATTGTCATAAGGCTATCATGTTCATCGACTACCGGTTCAATGACAAGTTTCAGGCGATAGCCCGTATCTACCGTTTCATGCAAAAACATCCTGTAGACCTTTACTTGGTCTATGCAGAAAGTGAAGGAGAGATATTCAAAAGCTTTATGCAGAAATGGGCGCAGCATCGTGAAATGGTTTCTAAAATGACTGATATCGTCCGTGAGAACGGTCTGTTCGGTTTGCAGGCAGAGGAGAAGATGATGCGCTGGATGTTTGCCAGCCGTGAAGAAAAATCCGGTAAACTGTGGAAAGCCATCAATAACGACAATGTTTTGGAGTGTCAGAAAATGGAAAGCAACTCGGTGGATTTGGTTGTAACCAGCATCCCTTTTTCTAATCATTACGAATATACGCCGACCTATAACGATTTCGGGCATAATGAAAGCAACGACAAGTTCTTCGAGCAGATGGACTACCTCACACCAGAACTGATGCGAATATTGAAGCCTGGGCGGCTGGCTTGCATCCATGTGAAAGACCGTGTATTGTTCGGTAATGCCACAGGTGACGGTATGCCCACCATCGACCCGTTCTCCGAAATGACGGTATTTCACTACATGAAACACGGATTCCGCTACATGGGGCGTATCACAGTAGATACCGATGTGGTAAGGGAGAATAACCAGACCTACCGCCTTGGCTATACAGAGATGTGCAAAGATGGTTCTAAGATGGGTATTGGTTGCCCTGAATATGTGCTTCTTTTCCGTAAACTGCCTTCTGATACTTCACGTGCCTATGCAGATTTGCCAGTAACCAAGAATAAGAATGAATATTCGTTAGCCCGCTGGCAAATAGATGCTCATGCAAGTTGGAAATCTTCAGGTAATACTTTGTTAAGCTATGAAGATATGAAAGTTGCCGGTATTGACAAGATACGCCATTTGTTTAGAAACTATGAGCGTGAACATATATACAATTATGAAGAACATGTTGCTTTCGCTGAAGAATTAGAAGTTTACGGTAAACTACCAAAAACATTTATGGCCGTAGATCCTGTAAGTAAGAAACCTTGGATTTGGGATGACGTTACCCGGATGCGTACACTCAATACCAAGCAGTCACAGAAAAAACGTCAAAATCATATTTGTCCTCTTCAGCTTGATATTGTTGAGAGGCTGATTGAACGGTATTCAAATAAAGGAGACTTGGTATTCGACCCATTTGGCGGTATCGGTACTGTTCCTTACTGTGCTATTAGATTGGGGCGTAAAGGGCTCTCTACCGAGTTGAATTATGACTATTGGAAAGACAGCCTTTCATACTTGCATGAAGCTGAAATTGAAGTGAATGCACCGACGCTATTTGATTTGATGGAAGCTATTTAATCTAAATAAGAATGGATATGTATTTGTATAAAAACAGACCACCGCCTTTATTAAATAGTGTGAGATTATTCATAGTCTAACAATTTAACCCGATCGATATGATAACATTGAATAGGTTTGCCCAGAGATGCTTGAATATCATGAGGAAGCGCTTTAAGATGAATGAGCATAGCTCAAGAAAAGCGTTTAGCATAAGAATTGAAGCCGTTTGGAGAAAATTCGATATTGCTTCTAAATATAGGAGTGATAATCTTCCTAAATATTCGGAAGATGAAGAATTGGCAGCCGAGATGATAATTTACCTTGTTGCCTATTTAAAAAGATTTGGTTGTGAGGACATTGAACAGCTTATCAAAGATAAGATAGAGTTCGATGATAGAAAAAATGATTAGGTGTTGTTACTGACTGTTTGTGTTGTTGATTTTGTGTTGTTGATTTTAATATAGTTAGTTATGACAGAGATTATTCAAGTCTGCCTACTTGATTTTAATAAGGGGCAGCTCACGGGATTGCCGAAAAATCCACGTTTTTTTCGTGATTACCGCTTTGAAGCGATGAAGAAAAGCATTCAGGATTCGCCAGAGATGCTTGAGCTTCGAGAACTTATAGTTTTTCCCTACAATGATGGCAGATATATTGTTGTTTGTGGTAATTTACGTTTGCGAGCTTGCAAGGAGTTAGGTTATAAAGAACTGCCTTGTAAAATTCTGGCACCTGATACCCCTGTTAAGAAGTTGAGGGAATATGCCACTAAAGATAATGTCAATTTTGGTGAGAATGATTTGGACGTTATGGAAAACGAGTGGAATAAGGCGGAACTCCAAGATTGGGGCATCGAATTTGCCCCGGAGAGGAAAGAGGATGAATTTAAAGAGCGCTTCGATGCCATCACGGATGATACAGCCATTTATCCTCTCATTCCAAAGTATGACGAAAAACATGAGTTGTTTATCATCACCTCAAGTAATGAGGTAGATAGCAACTGGCTTCGTGAAAGGCTGGACATGCAGCACATGAAGTCGTACAAAACCGGGAAAATAAGTAAATCCAATGTAATTGATATAAAAGACGTTCGCCATGCCCTGCAAGATAGTAATACCAAGTCATAAACGCCATGACCGGGTGTTCGCTAAAAAGTTGGTGAACGATCCTATCATTTGCGTTGCTGAAAGTCAAGCTGACTTATATCAACAATTTAACCCGGAATGTGAAATTGTTACTCATCCTGACGACGTTATAGGCCTCATCCCGAAACGTAACTGGATGGCAAAGCATTTTGGAGAACTTTTCATGCTTGATGATGATGTCCATGCCTGCAAACCTATTTATGTGGAAAAAGGAGAACCTAGCCGGATAAAGGATAAAGATAAGATAACCAATATCATTCAGTCATTATTTGAGATGGCCAGTATGATGGATGTACATCTGTTTGGCTTCACCGCTCGGATATCGCCGGTAATGTATGATGAATCCGCTTTTCTTTCTCTTTCGAAAATGATAACCGGTTGCAGTTATGGAGTAATCTATAACAAAAACACTTGGTGGAATGAGGAAATACGTTTGAAGGAAGATTTTTGGATTTCTTGTTACATGAAGTACAAAGAACGTAAGGTTTTAACCGATTTGCGGTATAATTTTGAGCAAAAGAACACTTTTGTAAACGCTGGTGGGCTTGCTTCTATAAGGAATCAGGAAGAGGAACGTAAATCTATCCTCTTTATCAAAAAGAATTTTGGTGATAGTATTTTGCTAAAGAGTGCAACCACTAATGGGAAAGACAAAACAAAGCAGCTCGTTCAATATAATATATCATGCAAATTCAAATTCTAATAGTCTGTAAAAAAGGCGTTTAAATGGCGTCCATTCTGTTTGTCATATTCGCCTTTTTTAGCTAATTTTACTGATGTAATGAACTAAAAGTCAAACCATTAAATTAGAATTATGATTATAAGAACAGTTTGCGGATATGATTTCTTTGAGGTGAGTTCTGCAATGCAGAAAGCCATTAGGCGAGCCGACACCGGGGTAGCCGGCTTTTTTGCATTGGAACTTTGGGCGAGTGGGTACCGCGACTATGTGTGGAAGCGTCTGTTTACCATTAGTGCTGAAGATTGCTATGGAATCATTACTAAAGAGATAGAAGCATTGTGGCAGGGGCATGAGCTGGTAAACAAGACTGCTACTGAACCCAAAGGGAGGATATTTGTCAGTAAAGCTATTATTCTCCTTTGTGAATGTAGAAAGAATCGTGATGCGGATCATTTGCAAAACTTCATCTATGATAGAAAGGATATTGATATAGAAAAGTGGATAAATGATGTCAGGCGTTATCCTATTCCTATTCCAGACTACACTTTCGATGTACATACACGAAAGGGTAAAAAACATGGGAGAACCAAAGAAGAATTCTTTCGGGAAGAATACAAGGCGTTACAACCTCGTGTTCCTGGTTTATTCGATGATTTGGTTCAACACAGTCAACCAAAGTTATTTAATGATGAAACCACGGCTAAGTAGCTGTGGTTTCTTGTTTTTCATATAAGTCAAACCAATTTAATTAAGAAAATGAACACGTATTACAAATTTGCGCCAAATGTATTTTTGGCAAAGTGTGATGAGAAGCATGAAAAAGGTGAAACTATTGAGGTTACCACCAAGTACGGTAAGGAGAACGAAAGTATAGTATTTAATCTAATCTTCGAGAAAGATGGATTTTACTATTACTCCATTGTTAGAGCTGACGGCTTTAATGCTCAAGAATGGGCGAAGCGACGAGCGGAACGTCGTAGGAAATGGGCTGCATCTGCTGTACAGAGAAGTAATGAATACTATAATAAGTCCAACAAAGATAAAGATTTTCTTTCCCTTGGTGAACCTATAAAAGTAGGACATCATAGCGAAAAGCGACATAGAAAAGCGATAGACGATGCTTGGAACAATATGGGTAAAAGTGTTCAGTTTGACGAAAAAGCAGCAGAACACGAAAGTAAAGCAGAATATTGGGATAAGAGAGCTAATACCATAAATTTGTCAATGCCTGAAAGCATAGATTTCTATAAGCATAAATTAGAAGTCGCAAAGGAGTATCATGCAGGTGTCAAATCTGGGAAGTATCCACGTATGCACTCTTACACTTTAACTTATGCTAAGAAAGATGTAAACGAAGCTCAAAAGAATTATGACCTTGCAGTAAAGCTGTGGGGCGATGTTTAATAATCTGTAGTATCTCAAATAATTTACTATGAGAGAATTATCAAAAGAAACCTCATTACAAAGGGTAATGAGGGCTTCAGGTCGTGTACCTGTACAATGCTCATGCAGTGTTTGTAAACAACAATGTCATACGCCATGTTTAGGTACTCCTGATGATATTGAACGAATTATTGATGCAGGTTATGCCGACAGGTTAGCACTGACGAACTGGGCTGCTGGTATATTCTTAGGGGTTATTAATATTGCTATTCCGATGATTCAGCCCGTTGCTGGTAAGGAGTATTGTGCTTTTTTCGAGAATGGACTGTGTATCTTACATGATAAGGGTTTGAAGCCCACTGAAGGACGTTTGTCTCATCACACAGTCAGGAAGGATAACTTCAATCCTGCTATGAGTATTGCTTGGAACGTTGCAAAAGAATGGCTGATGCCGGAGAATGAGGATGTACTTTCTCGTGTAGTAAATAAATTCTTGAATGCGAGGAAGCCATGAATGTGTGTCAATCAATACCTCGTAGAGATTGTAAGGTGTTTGCTAAATGTGGAGTAAAATCCTTATCACATTGCCGGCGGCACCGCGAAACTGATGAGAAGTGTAAAAGTTGTACTCTAATTCGTCGTAAGCCGCGTAATCGAATTATAGATGATTCAGGACGTGAAATGAAAAGATGTACCCATTGCGGAAATTACTTCTACTTGAACCGGTTCTACAATCGTATAGTGGTGAGAAAAGGTAAGGAATATCATTTGTTGACTTCCTGGTGCCGTATGTGTATGTCACAGATTAATAATCAGAGGGCAAAGAAGAAAAAGTGACTTGTCTATTAAATTTTTTGTATGAAATATTATGCTTCAGTCAGCTTTGGAAAGGATTCCTTGGCAATGCTTTTCATGCTAATAGATAAAGGATATCAGTTGGATGAAGTCGTTTTCTATGATACAGGTATGGAATTTCAGGCAATCTATAACACTCGTGATGCTGTTCTTCCAATTCTTAAAAAACTTGGCATTAAATATACAGAACTGCATCCGGAGCAACCTTTTCTTTGGACAATGTTTGAAAGGCCGGTTAAGAAAAGAGGGACCAATATTATCCATAAAAAAGGATATAGTTGGTGTGGGGGAACATGCCGGTGGGGAACGAGTGAGAAACTTCGTGCATTGAAAGCTCACACAAAAGACGGAATTGATTATGTCGGTATTGCTGCCGATGAGACCTATCGCTTTGAAAAGGAAAAACGACCAAATCGGGTTTTACCACTTCGTGATTGGGGCATTACTGAAGCAGATGCACTCCAGTATTGTTACACAAAAGGCTTTGTTTGGCATGAGGATGGAGTAAGGCTATATGAGCTACTTGATCGTGTGAGTTGCTGGTGTTGTGGAAATAAGAACTTGAAGGAGTTGAAGAATATGTATTTGTACCTTCCATGGTATTGGAAAAAGCTGAAAGAACTTCAGTTAAATACCGATAGGCCCTATCGGCGTAATAGTGGAGAAACCATTTTTGATTTAGAGGAAAGATTTAAACGTGAAATGCAACAAAAATAGTTATTATGATTCCCTTATGTATAAATGGAAAAGATTATTATGATCGAGAAGAAGCACTTGCTGCCTGGTTCGAGGAATGGTTAATGAAACAAGACTTTGAGCAAGATCTTATTGATCGAGAGCTGGAGCTTGAATATCGAAAGACTCATCCTGATTGGAACACTCCTTATGTGATGTATGGTGTTCGTAAAAAACATAAGTGTATCCAAAAGAATGAAATTGCCGTGTTTTATGACTTGTTACCGAGACAAAAGCGTGCTCGTACTGCTGAAACACATTGGTATAAAGTATTGTACAAGAGAAAGGCCACTCCTGAAGAAGTTGAGTCACTCAAGGCTGGGGAATATACCCGTAGATATTTGGTGTATTCCCTGTTTATTGAGAAGAAAATGACTCTTGACAAGGCTTTGTCTCTTATAGTTGCCGATGATAAATTATTAGGCATTACTGATAATACCATCTCTGAAATTGTAACAGCCTTTGAGACTTTCTTTAAGCGTAAATTTAGAATTTATAAACCCGAGTTTACAACTCAACTTAATTTATTTACAGATTAATATGAAAACAACAATTATTTCATGTGTGATTTTGCTTGTGTTCCTGCTATATGTAGGGCATTTGTCTATAACAATCAAACCGTTTACAGTTCAGCTTCCGTACTGGCATCGTTCGCTCGGACTGTTTCTGTTGATCCTCTCTTTTATAGTATATAATGCCGGTGAACGTGCAAAAGGGTACATTGATGGAATGAAAGAAGGGGAAAGAATTGTACTTGAATTGTTGAAGAAAAAGACCGAATGAAAATGGCGTTAAAATGGCGAAGTTTCTGTTTGTTAAAATTGTCAACAACGATTACCTTTATAGATGTAAAGAATTAAGGGTTAAACCAATAACTTGGAATTATGAATAAAGTGATTTTAAACGAACAAAAGATAATTGATAATATAACAGAAGGTTATCCTGTTACAGTTACACGGGAAGATGGTTTCAGATATATTATTAACATGGAGCGTAAACGAGGTGAAGAAGTGTATTCATATCAGTTTGGACGCATTAAAAGAGAATTTGACTCTTTCGATAGTTTGGAAAATGCACTTAGTTCATATGAATTTACAGAGGTTATTTTTTAATACAAGAAAAAGAATGAGGAAAGAAGGCATAAAAAGACAGGATTTTGGATGTTGTCCTGGTCATGATAAATTTCCCAATCATACCTACAATACCCGTGCTTCAAAGAAAGCCAAACGACGAACAGATCAACTTGCTAATATGCGTGCAAGACGTTGGGCGAAACGGGAATTATTAATTGAATTAGAACTATTGATTAATGACTAACAAGATAAGAAAGGAATGATTATGGGATGGGGATTTTTTATATGTCAAACTGATTGTAAGAACCGAAAAAGACTATCCGAATTTTGGTTACACAAAAATTTTATCGGTGTACATTATCATGGCTGGGTTGATTTAAACCAGAAGAAATTAGCAGAATCGTGTACAAGGCATAGAAAGTTTAAAGATAACTACTACGTAGCAATGGAAACTATAATACCATTCTATGTAATTAGAAAGATTATATTTTCTCCACGAGTTCTTTGGGAATTAACAAAGTGGTTTATCAGAGCTTGGAGATATAATAATCGGAATAAATAATTCTCATAAGAAAAATGATGAACATTGGAATTGTAGATGTAGACGGTCATCACTTCCCTAACTTCGCTCTTATGCGTGCATCTGCATATCATAAGGCGAGAGGTGACCAAGTGGAATGGGCTACCCCTTTCAGTCAATATGATAAAGTAATGGCAAGCAAAGTATTTACTTTCACTCCTGATTTTAATTACTTGACCTTACAAGCTGATATTATAGAGAAAGGCGGTACAGGGTATGACATAAAAAAGGTTCTTCTACCGGAAATTGATAGAATGATTCCTGATTACGATCTGTATAATGTTGATAAGAATTTGGCTTATGGCTTTTTGACAAGGGGCTGTCCTAATCGTTGTAAATGGTGTGTTGTACCTGCCAAAGAAGGCAATATAACTCCATATATGGATATTGAGGAAGTATCTACCGGACGAAAGAATGTGATACTCATGGATAACAATGTACTTGCATCCAACTACGGTTTGCTGCAGATTGAAAAGATTGTCTCCATGGGTGTACGAGTTGATTTCAATCAGGGTTTAGACGCTCGGTTAGTAACAGAGGATGTTGCAAAATTGTTGGCAAAAGTCAAATGGATAAAACGTATTCGGTTTGGGTGCGATACACCGGGGCAAATTGCAGAGTGTGAGCGTGCTACAGCGTTGATTGATAAATATGGCTATAAGGGTGAATACTTCTTCTATTGTATTTTATTGAATGACTTCAAGGAAGCATTCACCCGAGTAAATCATTGGAGAGTGAAAGGCGGTCGGTTCTTACCGCATTGCCAGCCTTATAGGGATTTAAATAATCCTCGTCAAATTATCCCTCAATGGCAAAAGGATTTAGCCGGATGGGCTGATAGGAAGTGGATTTTTAGAAGTTGCGAATTTAAAGACTTTACCCCTCGAAAGGGTTTTGTTTGTAGTGAATATTTTTAAATCAATTAGAGTAAAACAAGAAAGAAGTAAATTTTCCTAGAAATAATTTGGTTGATAGATGATTAATATTAACTTTGTGACGTCATTCAGTATTATAGTGAGAATGATAGAGATGCGTTCTATTGAATGCGGTTTCATTACAATTAATAACCAAAAATCTTAAAAAAATGAGAGATTTAAAAAAAAGTAATGAGATTTTAAAAGGACAGAGAAACAGAGCGTATGCAGGATTACACGCTACTAGAGAAGAGCTTGAAAGAGTTAAAGCTAGTAATGGAAATCTGTTAGTAATGTTCTCTTTAGTGGGTTTAAGTATGTTTGTATTATCAATTTATTTATGTTCAAACGAATGAGGTAATTAAAAAGTAGGCTGAAATATATTTGCCATGTAAAGTATATAGGCTGTTTCAATTAATTTTGGAATAGCCTTTTTGTTGAACTTGGGTGTGTCTTTAAACAAGATGCACCCTTATTTTTTGTGATGATGAGAAAAATGATTGTAACCGGTAGTGAGGGATTCATAGGTAAAGCCCTTTGCCGGGAACTAGTAAAAAGAGGTGTTGAAGTCATAGGACTTGACCGAAAGTCTGGTACTGAAGCTACGAAAGTATGCGAGCTTCTGAAGAATGAAGATATTGATTGTGTGTTCCATTTGGCAGCGCAAACCAGTGTGTTTAATGGAAACTTGGAACAAATCAGGAAAGATAACATTGATACCTTCATGCGAGTTGCTAATGCATGTAATCAATATCATGTAAAGTTAGTGTATGCCAGTTCGTCAACGGCTAATCCGGAGAATACCACTTCTATGTATGGAATAAGCAAGTATTTCGATGAACAGTATGCATCTATCTATTGTAAGGCTGCGACCGGGTGCCGGCTGCATAATGTATATGGACCTAATCCGCGAAAAAGAACTCTTCTCTGGTTCCTGATAGAAAAGGAAAACGTGTCTTTATACAATTGTGGTCAGAATATCCGGTGCTTCACTTACATAGATGATGTCGTCGAAGGGCTTATCTATGCGGTTGGGTGTAATCGTCAGCTCATCAATATCTGTAACGTCCAGCCTGTGACTACTATGTATTTTGCATCTTTAGTAAAATACTACAAACCGCTTGAAATAGAGTTGATTAATGAGAAACGTGAATTTGACAATTTAGAGCAATCGGTGAACCGGGGTATCTATTTAGTACCTTTGTCTTATACTCCTGTCGAGGACGGAGTAAAAAAGGTATTCGCAGTGCGGAGAGAGGATAATTCTCAAAAAAATGCGGGGGCGGAGAAATAGAAATCCTATTAGTGTACAACCATTCTAATTTATTCCTGCATGTTGAGTAACTATCATTGTTTCTTCATGCAGGAATTTAATAATTTGAAGCTATGAGTAAAGAGAAGTCATTAACATTAAAACAGGAGAAGTTTTGCCAGTATTACGTTGACATAGATGGCAATGCAAGTGAAGCATACCGAATGGCTTACGACTGTTCTAAGATGAAACAAGAGAGCGTTTGGCGCAATGCTCATGCCCTTATGCAAAACATCAAGGTTTCATCAAGGATAAAAGAGATAAGAGAAAAGAGGGCGAAAGAATCTGAAGTTAAACGTGAAACAGTTGAACGTGTGCTGATGGATATCATAACTTCTGATCCTAATGACTTGTATATTGTCGATGAGCTAACAGGTAAGGTAAAGATGAAAAGTCCTTCGCAGCTTCCAAAGCGTACCCGTAATGCATTGAAGAAGATTCAGAATAAGAGAGGAGAAGTTGTCTATGAGTTCAACGGCAAGACAGAAGCCGCCCGGATTCTTGGTGCCTGGAATGGATGGGAAGCCGATAAGAATGTCAACATCAAAGGTGGAGACGGAAATAAAGTCGGTGAACTTCGTATCGGATTTGAAGATAATGAGAATTCGGAAGAATAGAACAATTTGAACTGCAAAATCCGGTATTCATCCTACGGAGAAACCTTACTTTTAGAACAATATGGTTATAAATTATAAGAAGCTAAATCCTAACGGATTCTATCTATTGAAGTACTTGAATGATGAGACTATCCGTTTTATCATTCTCTATGGAGGTTCATCTTCCGGTAAGTCGTATAGTGTGGCACAAACAATACTGATACAGACATTACAGGATGGTGAGAACACTCTTGTCATGCGTAAGGTAGGAGCTTCTATTCTCAAAACCATTTATGAAGATTATAAGGTCGCTGCGATCGGTCTTGGCATCTCCCATTTGTTCAAATTTCAACAGAATACTATTAAATGTCTGGTAAATGGTGCGAAGATAGATTTCTCCGGTCTTGACGATCCGGAGAAGATAAAAGGTATCTCTAACTATAAGCGAGTTCAGTTAGAGGAATGGTCAGAGTTCGAGCATCCGGATTTCAAGCAGCTACGTAAGCGTTTGCGTGGTAAGAAAGGGCAGCAGATTATTTGTACCTTTAACCCGATCAGTGAAAGCCATTGGATAAAGAAAGAGTTTATTGATAAAGATAAATGGCATGATGTACCGATGACTGTTACCATTGCCGGCAAAGAGTTGCCGGAAGAACTTACCAAGGTCAAATCCGTAAGAAAGAACGCACCCAGGCAAATACTTAATCTTCGTACTAAGCAAATCGAGGAACAGGCCCCTAATACAGTTATTATCCAATCTACCTATTTGAATAATTTTTGGGTTGTTGGTAGTCCTGACGGTACGTATGGTTTCTATGATGAGCAATGTGTTGCCGACTTTGAGTATGATAGAGTTCACGATCCGGACTATTACAATGTGTACGCATTGGGAGAATGGGGTGTCATTCGTACCGGTAGTGAGTTCTTCGGTTCCTTCAATCGTGGCAAACATTCCGGTGAGCATAAGTATGTTCCGGACTTACCTATTCATATCTCTGTCGATAACAACGTGCTTCCGTATATCAGCGTATCATATTGGCAGGTCGATTTCACAACTGGTACCAAGGTTTGGCAATTCCATGAAACGTGTGCTGAAAGCCCCAACAATACAGTAAAGAAAGCTTCCAAACTTGTTGCAAAGTATCTGAAATCTATCCAATATTCTGATAGGTTATATGTACATGGTGATGCATCAACGAAAGCGGCAAACAGCATTGACGATGAGAAGCGTTCCTGGATGGACTTATTCATAGATACATTGCAGAAAGAAGGATTCGAGATTGAAGATAAGGTAGGCAACAAGAATCCGAGTGTTGCCATGACCGGTGAGTTTATCAATGCTATCTTTGATTGTACTGTTCCCGGTATAGAGATACACATTGACGAATCATGTTCGGTATCTATTGAGGACTACATGAGCGTACAGAAAGATGCTAACGGTGCCATTCTTAAAACTAAGGTCAAGAATAAAACTACCTTGCAGACTTATGAGGAGCACGGACACCTGTCTGATACGTTCCGATATGTCGTTGTGGATTTGTGTAGTGAGCAGTATATAGAGTTTAGTAACCGGCGAAAAAGAAACTTGTATGCTTGTAATGGCACTATTAATTTCTTCAATCCAGATACCGAATGTAAATACACTAAGAAGATTCTATATGTGATGCCGAATGTTAATGGGAAATTTGTCCTTATACAAGCGTTTAGATGTGGAAATAAATGGCATGTTGTTGATGTCGTATTTATGGATACTACTTCAACAGAAGATATACGTTCTTCTATTTTGTCCCATGAATCTGATTCATGTGTAATTGAATGTACAGATGCTTATTTCCCTTTTATCCGGGAACTCCGTTCTAGTACAAACAAGGAGATTCGTGTAATGAAAGAGTTTCCGGATGTAGATAAGCGTATTGCTGCAACATCTGATTATGTGAAAAATAGTATTCTTTTTTCTGCATCAAAAGTAGAATCTGATACGGAATATGTTGCCTTCATGAATAATCTGATGGACTATAATAAAGATAGTGAAACAAAAGAGGCCAGTGCTGTTTTGAGTGGGCTAGTACAGTTCGTTGTAAAATTAGGTTTGAATTGAATTGCGTTATATGTGATTGAAAATAAGGATGTTGTATTGTTGATATTATGTTTTCGTAATTTCAAGATTTTAGTGTTTTGGAAAACGGTTTTCCTTTTTACTTAGTTTTGCTCAAAAAGGAACCCAATGAATATTTTTTTTGATAATCTATTTGGAAAGAAATCTAAGACTAAAGGTGAAGTTGAAATAGTTACTTCATCTGAAAATAAGGATATAGATACTCAAAGTGGCAAGGCTGAAAAATGGTCAGTTGCATACATTGAGGACCTTACTAGTCCTATTGTAGCGGGCAGTAACTATCTAACGCTATTCAGTACGATACCTGAAGTCTTTTTCCCGATCGATTATATTGCATCGCGAATTGCAGGTGCTAATTTTCAATTGAAGAAAACTAAGGATGACAGTATAGTATGGGCGAATAAACGAATGAATGGCATACTTAGTCGTCCTAATTGTTTGATGCGTTGGAAAGAATTGATTTATCAGCACCATATTTATAAATTGTGTACAGGGAATAGCTTTATTCGTGCCGCTATGCCTGATGTCTTTTCTACAGCTGAAAAATGGAGATATTGCGATAATTATTGGGTGCTACCTTCTGATAAGACTATTGTAGAACCTGTTTACGGGAATATACCATTGTTTGGCATTGCCCAAACAGAAGATATTATTCGTAGCTATCGTTTGGAGTATGGTTGGAATGGTAGTTTGGAAATTCCTCCATACCAAATATGGCATGATAGAGACGGAAGTGCAGAGTTCTATTCAGGGGCTATGTTCTTGAAGTCCAAAAGTCGTCTTGCTTCCCAAAATAAGCCAATGTCAAATCTAATAGCTGTATATGAAGCTAGAAATGTGATTTATGTAAAGCGGGGTGGATTGGGCTTTATTGTAAGTAAGAAAACTGATGCTACCGGTTCAATAGCGTTGACTGACGATGAAAAGGAACAGCTTTTGAAGCAAAATTTTGAGAAGTATGGTGTAAGGAAGGGCCAGGTACCTTATGGTATTTCAGATGCAGACATTGACTTTGTTCGTACTAATCTTTCTATTGCAGAGTTACAGCCGTTTGAAGAGACTTTGGCTGATGCAATAAATATTGCAGGGGCATACGGCATCCCTGCCGTTCTTGTTCCGCGAAAAGACCAGTCCACATTTAGCAATCAGGCTACTGCTGAAAAGAGCGTATATTGTTCAACTGTTATTCCTATGGCCAAACAATTCTGCAAGGATTTTACAGCTTTCCTTGGTCTTGAAGGAGGGGGATATTATTTGGATTGTGATTTCTCTGATGTTGATTGTTTGCAGGAAGGATTGAAAGAATCCGAAGACGTAAAGACAAATATAAATAAACGTTGTCGTGAACAATTCTCATGTGGGCTTATAACACTCAATGACTGGCGTGCCCAAATAGGCGAAAGTATGATAGAAAATCCCTTGTTTGACAAATTGAAATTTGATATGTCAGATGAGGAACTGGATAAAGTAAATCGAGTTTTTAACACTAAAAGTGGAGATGAAAAAGATGGAAGAGAAAATCAAAAGCCTTCAGTACAAGACAAAGGCAAATGATGTTGATGAGAAGGGTATCGTTACCGTTGCGGTGAACGGTATCGGTGTGAAGGACTCACAAAATGACATATCTATGCCCGGCTCATTCAATAAGACATTGAAAGAAAATATTGGTCGGATGCGTTGGTTCCTGAATCATCGTACAGACCAGTTGTTAGGTGTTCCGTTGAGTGGTAAGGAAACAGAAGGTAATTTGGTTATGGTCGGTCAGTTAAATCTTGAAAAACAGATTGGCCGTGATACGTTAGCTGATTATAAGCTGTTTGCAGAGAATGGAAGAACCCTAGAACACTCTATCGGAGTAAAAGCCATCAAAAGGGATTCTATCGATCCTTGTAAGGTGCTTGAATGGCGTATGATGGAATATTCAACATTGACAAGTTGGGGGAGTAATCCACAGACGTTCCTTGTGAATATCAAGTCTGCTACTGCTGACCAGGTAAAGGAAGCTGTTGATTTCGTCCGGAAAGCGTTCTTGCAGCATGGATATAGTGATGAACGTTTAAAAGGATACGATATGGAATTAAGTTTATTACTGAAGAGCCTCAACGGTGGTGCCGTTGTCTCATGTCCTCATTGTGGTTATCAATTTGATTATGATGCAGAAACAGAGCATACCTTTGCCCAACAGGTATTAGATTATGCTGCTGATTATCAGAGATGGATAACACAGGACATTGTAAGGGAAGAAATGGAGAAGCTCACTCCGGAGATTAGAACCCAAGTAATTTCTCTTATTGATTCTGTCAAATCAGAAAAGAAAGAATTTACTCAAAAGGGTCTACAAGACCTTATGAATTATGTAAGATGTCCCCACTGTTGGGGAAAAGTATATCGTTCGAATGCTATTCTGCAAAACACTTCTGAAAATACCACCGGAAAAAATGAGCCGTCTGTTGACACTCAAGAAAAGAATGACGGGGAAAATGGGAACGATGAAGTAACGATTAAAGCCGCTGATAATGGCACTTTACTCGATTTCAAGAGTTTGAATAGCTGTTTCGAGAATAAATAACTTAAAATTTAAATTTTATGCCTAAAAAATTTACAGTATCAGATTTTAATCTGAAAACAGACGGTCTGCCGGCAGAACAGAAAACTTTCATGGAAAACATTGTCGGCATGATGTGTGAAGTAGTTAACAAGTCACTTGAAGGATTTGCCTCACCGGAGGAGGTAACGAAACAGTTTGGTGACATCAATAATCTATTGAAAGCCTATGATGGAGAAAAGTTCCAGCAATTGGTAAAGGACAACGAGCAACTTGTAGAACAAGTTAAAACTCTAGGTGAAAGTATCGAGAAAATGAAGCAGAAAGGTCTTTCTATGGATACTATCAACAAGTTCGATGAGAAGTTGAACGAGATGCTTGATTCTGAAAAATTCAGAGATTTCGCAGAAGGAAAAACACGCAAATCAGGAGAATTTGACGGCTTCTCCTTGAAAGATGTCGTTTCCATGACTGACAATTACACCGGTGATTTGTTGATTACTCAACAACAGAAACGTGTTGTGACTCAGGTTGCCAACAAAAAGTTGCATATGCGTGATGTATTAACGACGTTGACTGCTGATCCTGCATACCCTCAACTTGCCTATGCACAAGTATATGCTTTCAACCGCAATGCCCGTTTTGTAACAGAGAATGGGCGTTTGCCTGAATCAAGCATCAAGGTAAAAGAGATACAGACAGGAACTAAGCGCCTTGGTACTCATATCCGTATCTCAAAACGTATGTTGAAATCAAGAGTGTACATTCGTTCCTATATCTTGAACATGCTTCCTGAAGCTGTTTGGATGGCAGAAGACTGGAACATCTTGTTTGGTGACGGTAATGGTGAGAATTTGCTTGGTATTATTAATAATACTGGGGTGACTTCTGTAGAGAAGATTATCAGTACAGCCATTGTTACAGGTGCCGCCGGTGCTGTAAAAGCTATTACCGGATATAACGGTGATAAGGATGTGATTGTAGAGTTTGCAGAACCACAGGATTTGATTCTTGATGGAATGAGTATCACGTTCGCTGGTGCCGCTGTTCTTACAGAACTGAACAAAACACACGCTCTTGTGAAAATGGAAGATGGTCGTATCCTTATTCCTGGTGTCGCGTTCTCCGGTGCTGAAACGGCTACGGATAAAATGACATTCAGTGTTCATGAAGCCGGCTTTAAGAACATTGAGGAACCCAACTCTGAAGATGTAGTGAAAACAGCTTTCGCCGCAATGACATATGCCCAGTATTTTCCGAATGCTATTATTCTTAATCCAATGACTGTTAACGGTATGGAATCAGAAAAAGATACGACAGGACGTAATCTTGGTATCGTTAAAATGGTTGATGGGGTGAAATATATTGCCGGTCGTCCGATTATCGAGTATGGTGGTATTCTTCCAGGTAAGTATCTTTTAGGTGACTTTAACCAAGCCGCAAATTTGGTTGATTATACCACTTTGACACTTGAATGGGCTGAAGATGTGGAGACCAAGCTTTGCAATGAGGTTGTGCTGATGGCACAAGAAGAAGTTATCTTCCCGATTTATATGCCGTGGGCTTTCGCTTATGGGGATTTGGCCGCATTGAAGACTGCAATAACTAAAGCGTAGGATTATGGATTACATACTTAGAGGTAACGATAAGGATGTAACCAATGTGCTTAAAGAGCAACGCATTCGGATTAATAGAGGGATGATTCAACTCATCCCTATTTCCGAATGTGGTCTTGTTACAGAAGAAGATGCCCGAAAGACATTGGAATGTATGCTTGCAGAAAAAAATGAAGAGATTGGCAGGCTTACTGCATCCATTGCAGAGAAAGATAAGACAATTGTTGAACTGACAGAAGAGCGTGAAACAATGAAAGCTCGCATTGCAGAACTTGAAGTACAGGTGCCTTCTGATGAAAAGAATCTTCCGGTTGCCGATTCAAAAGATTTGCAAGAGGAAGATGCCAAGGAGGTAACTGTTACAGATGATAAAGCCGTTTCCGTAGAAGATGAAAAGAAAACCGGGAAAGGCAAGACTTCTAAATAACTATCGCTATGTTGATTGATGTTTCATATTTTATGTCAGGTCCCAGGCATATTGAGAATGTTTCGGTCGCTGAAATGCCTTCGCCCCAATCTCTTGCTGTGAATGAGGTGATAAATGGGTATATTAAGGCATTTCAGCCCGAATTTCTCCGGAATGTTGTTGGTGTGACTCTTTCCCAAGCTATCACAGATTATTTGGAGCTTATTGAACGGGAAAAGGAAGATTCTTCAGATGAAGTTGATATTTCAGAAGAGAAGGAAGCCCCCCAGTCCGGATATGCAGTATTATGCGAGAAGCTGTGTGAACCGTTCGCTGACTATGTCTTTTATCATATTCTTCGTGACGCAAACACCCAGGCTACAATAACCGGGCTTGTCCGTTTGAAATGTGCTAATGAATATATAGCTCCTTTGAAGAGACAAGTAAGCACATGGAATAGCATGGTAGAGAAGAATAAACAGTTTGTTGAATGGGCTATGTCGAATGATTGTCCTTTCGATGTGAAAATAACCAAGAATCTTTTGACCCCAATTAATGCTTTCAATTTATGATAGATTTAGATATAACAGAACTGTTTGAGGAGATTGTAAAGGAACTTCCAGAAGGGCTTGAAATTCTCTATCCAAATGGGAAAGGGGGAACTAAAGTTATGAAGTCCCCAAGGTTGAATTACATCTTCGGTAGCAGTCAATATATCAAAGATATTTTAGATGAATACAGTAAGTCTTCTGCCCAGTCTGAAAGGAAGTTTCCATTGGTTGCACTATTCACTCCAATTAGTGAGGATAGAGGTGATGCGGATTATTTTTCAAAAGCAAAGGTTTCGTTAATTATAGCATGTTCTTCTTGTAAAGAGTGGAGCAATGAGATGCGCAGAACCACATCTTTTAAAAATATCCTTCGGCCAATCTATAAACGTTTATTGGAAGTATTATATGAAGATTCTCGGTTCGACTGCGACTATGACGAAAAAGTGAAACATAGTTATTCAGAAAACTATTCATATGGCAGATACGGAGCCTATACAGATTCCGGTGAGGCTGTGAGCGAGCCGATTGATGCCATAAATATACGCTCGATGGAAATAAAAATTAATAATCTTAATTGTAGAAGAAAATGAGAAAGATTAGAACGTGTAAGGGTTCCCGGATGAACACTGGTAGTTCTGCTTGTAGCATTGACTGGAAAAAGGTCAAAGGTGCTCTCTTGACAGAACATGGTGTCAAACTCCCTGCTGATATAACAGGTGAGAAGTTGCTCGAATTGTGCCATGCAGACCGTCCCGGGCGTATTTACCCTATTTTGCCATTCCTGGAGTATGCCAAGAATGGTGGAGAGCCTCAAGTTAATCCTGTAGGGTACGGTGCAAGTGAATACAACGGGCTTAGCGCTCAAACAGACACCTTCACTTTGAAGAAATTTGATGAGGTTTTGAATGCCCAGCTTCTGAAATGTGCCAATAAAGGATGGGACGTTTACTTTTGGAATCAGGATAATATGTTGATCGGTTATAATGATGACACTGATATCCTTGCCGGTATTCCGATGTCTACTGTTTACCCGACCGTGACACAGTACCCGACCAGTAGTGCTAAGTCTGCGATGACTGTTAGTTTTTCACATGAAGATGTGGAAGACAGCCAATTGCACTTTGACTACGTGCAGTTAGACTTCAATCCCAAGAATTTCGTTAAAGGCTTGGTTGATGTTGTGTTTCAAAAGTTGGAGGCCGAAAATACTTACAAAATAGTTGAAGTTGTTGGTGGTTATGACCGTACAGAAGAATTTGGCAGTCTTATTGCTGATGGTGCTGCTGAAGTTATGAATAACGTAACTTCTGCTACATATTCGGATGGTATCATTACCATTGTTCCTAAAGCCGGGGCGGTTCCTTCGTTGAAAGCTCCTTCTGTATTGTATGAAAAAGGAATCAGAGGTATCGAGCAGGTGTCATGAAGGTAGATAATGTTACGTTCGTCGAGGTTGCTGTGAAGGGCATGACGAAGGAAGAGTTTATTAATGCGCACATTAAAGTCGTGTGGCAGGAACTGAAGGAAGCTGACCGCAAGAAGAAGCTCTCGGAAGTGTACGATGCGATAACTAAGTAACCGACGGGCTGGGGTGTGATTACAGCCCGGCCCGTTATATTTTTACTGTATGGCAGATTTTGATGAATTACATAGAGTTATTCATTCCATTGCATCCGGGTTTGAAGAGGAATGTATTAGGTGTATGGAAGAACATAAGAATGTGCTCGTTGATTGCATTCAGGAGCAATTATATTCCGGTCTGGACGGTACTGAACATCTATTGAATCCTGATTATGATACTGACACCTATTTTAACGAGCCCGGTCCCTGGCAGAACCGTGCGGAACAATATAAACGATGGAAGGAGAGGATAACTCCACCTCTTAGAAGTGAGATGCTTTATTTGCCACCGCGTCCGGTTGAGGTACCTAACCTCTTTATTACTGGTACTTTCTATGATAGCATAACTGCCGATAGAATTGATTCCGGGCTTCGATTCTCAACGAAAGGATTTACGGACGGTAGTTCTATTGAGAAGAAATACGGTGAGCAGATTTTAGGCATTGGTGATACAGCTAAAGAGTACTTTAATATTATGTATCTCCGTCCCTGGATGGAACGTTTCTTTTCAGAATGTGGATATCGGTAGAAAATGGCTTGTAGTTGCGAAATAAAAAAGATGCAGAGTGAACTGGAACGTATCAGTGATCTTGCAAAGAAAGCAGCTGTCTTGGATGGTTGCATGTATGTCGTTTATCAGAAAGAAGATGGTACCTATGCTTTTGATAAACTAGGAGTTGAGATAAAAGGAAAGATTGTTGAATATAGACATTACCTGTAATTATGGCAGATTTAAAATTAAAAGATTTCGTTGATGAGAACGATTTGCAGAAATTGGTGGAGCTTGATAATACTATTGAGCGTGTGAGGGCTGATTATGTTAATGCGGCCAAAGAATTAGCAAAAGGTTTGAAACTAAATGTAGAAGGCGTTGCTGATCTTGAAAAGTTGAGTAATCTTTATAATACTCAAGCAAAAACGGCTGGTTCTGCATCTGCTGAATTAACCGAGGCTCTTAGAAAACAGTCTGAAATAACTCAAACTGTCAGTAAGAAGATAGAGGAAAAGCTAAATGTAGAGAAATTATCTGCTGCTGAATTGAAGAAACTAACCAAGGCAAACTCGGATAATGCTGCGTCCTTGGAAAAGGCTGCTAAAGCGGAAGCTAACTTGACAAAAGCGCAGAATGCCGGTAATACTACTCGTAAGAAAGCTGTTTTATCTGAAGAAGAACGTTTAAAACTTATCAGAACTGCTATTACCTTGACTAATCAGGAAGTACATAGCCGTTCACAAGCAAAGGAAATGAATAAGCAGCTGCAAAAGGCTGTTGATGTTTTGAAAGATACGGATGAAAACTATATTCGTACACTTGCCCGTCTTAATTCTACTATTGGAATCAACACTGATTACATAAAGCGAAATTCCGATCGATATAGTCAACAGAAAATGACCATTGGTGCATATCGGGAAGAAGTAAAGGCGGCATGGATTGAAATACAGAACGGTAATAAGTCCATGCAGAACATGGGAATTATTGCCCGGAATGCTGGAATGATGCTTAAAACGGAGATGGCTCCTGGGCTAAACAAAGTTGGTGCAGGATTGAAAGGGTGGGCTGCTGGATATATTGGTGCACAAGCTGTTGTTAGTGGAGTTGTTGCTTTATTTACAAAACTGCGTGAAGGAGTAGGTGATATTGTTAAATTTGAATTAGCTAATAGTAGGCTTGCTGCAATATTAGGAACCACTTCTGATAAAGTGAAGGAGTTAACTGCGGATGCTCAACGTTTGGGTGCTACAACGAAATACACTGCATCCGAAGCTACGGATTTGCAAATAGAACTTGCTAAACTAGGTTTTACTCGAAAAGAAATATTAGATGCAACAGAGCACGTTCTAAAATTTGCACAAGCTACCGGGGCAGAATTAGCAGATGCGGCTTCATTGGCAGGTGCTTCTCTTCGTATGTTTAATGCTGATACAAGAGAAACTGAAAGATACGTGTCTGCGATGGCTGTCGCAACAACCAAAAGCGCATTGTCGTTTTCATATCTCGCTACTGCATTACCAATTGTTGGACCGGTTGCAAAAGCCTTTAATTTCAGTATTGAAGATACTTTGGCTTTGTTGGGTAAATTATCGGATGCCGGCTTTGATGCTTCAATGGCTGCTACTGCTACCCGTAATGTTTTTCTAAATTTAGCTGATAGTAATGGAAAGCTGGCAAAGGCGTTAGGTAAGCCCGTTAAAACATTGCCTGAGTTAGTTGAAGGATTGAAATCGCTAAAAGAAAAAGGGGTAGACTTGAATACTACTCTTGAATTAACTGATAAGCGTAGTGTTGCCGCTTTTAATGCCTTTCTCACCGCTGTTGATAAAATATTACCACTTAGAGAACAGATTACTGGTGTAGAACGTGAATTGGGCGATATGGCTCACACGATGGGAGATAATGTTCATGGAGCTCTTGCTAACTTATCTTCAGCATGGGAAGCGTTTATGCTTTCTTTCTCCGAGTCAACGGGACCTGCTAAGGAGTTTCTTAATTGGATGGCTGATAAAATAAGAGGTATCGCCAATGATTTGAAATCTCCTGAAGAAAAAATAGAAAAGATAGATTATAATTTTAGAACACTTGCAAAAAAAGATGCGAACAAAAAGTTATTGGAAGTAGAAAAAGATTTTCAGGCAGAATATAAGAGGCTTATTGATGCTGGTGATACAGAGGAACAAGCATACACAAAAGCTGTTATTCAAATGAAAAATAAACGTATTGAAGTAACGGCCCAAGAGAGAGAAGCTTTAAAACGGATGAAAACTCGTGCTCAATATGCAACATCAGAGTTTGAAGATATGTCTTGGATAAAGAATGGTGCTGCTAAAATGTTTGGCTATTACACGTCGGAAGCAGAAAAAGCGGATAAGGCTCAGTTGGAATTTTCTAAAAACTTATTCAAAATAGCATCTAGCGATGAGTTTAATCGTGGACTTGATGTGATTGCAGAAAAGTTCCGTCCAAAGGGTAACGACGAAAATGGTTCAGGTATAACAGTCCTTACTGATAAAGAAAAACGTGAACAGGAAAAAGCTCTCAAAGAGAAGCTGAAAATTCATGAAACTTATCAGGAGTCAGAACTAGCTCTTATGGATGAGGGACTGGAGAAAGAACTTGCTAAAATTGGTGTTGCTTACTCGAAGAAGATTGCTGCCGTCAAGGGTAATAGCAAAGAGGAAATTGCTACACGTCAGAATTTAGCTAAGGAAATGCAGGAAAGGCTAGATGAGTTTACTATTAAGTATAATTCTGATCGTGAGAAGAAGGATGTTGAGAACGCTCTTGCTGTTGTAAAAAAGGGGTCCCAGGAAGAACTTGATTTGAAATTGCACCAGTTAGAATTGCAACGTGAAGCAGAAATTGATGCAGCAGAGAAAACAGGTGAAGATGTAATATTGATAGATGAAAAATATGCTAGGAAAAAACAAGAGATTTACGGAAAGTATGCTTCTGATCAGGTAGCATTGATTGCGGAAAATGCAGCCCATGAGCAAGAGATACGTGACGCTGCGTATGTAATGGATATGCTTGCTCTTAAAAAGAAGTTAGCATCCAAGCTAATAACAGAAGAGCAATATGCGATAGAGGAATACAATTTACAACTTGAATATGCACATAAGACTACTGAAGCAGCGATTGAAGCTTTGGAACTGGAATTAACCGTTGAGAATATTACTGCTGAAGAACGTACTAAGATTGTTACTCAGTTGTATGTTTTGAAGGCTGCTCTCGCTAAAAAGGAGGCAGAATTACAGATAAGTGCTATTCAAAATATTACTAAAGCTGAAGATAAAGCGTTAAAAGAACGCCAAAAGAATCTCAAAAAATGGTTGCAAACTGCATCACAAGCTGTAGGGACTATTGGAAATCTTGTTTCTACACTTTATGATGCTCAAATTGATAAGATAGAGGAAGAGCAGGATGCTAATGATGAAAAATATGATAAAGATGTTGAACGGGTTGATAAACTGGCAGAGTCAGGTGCTATTTCCGAAGAAGAAGCAGAAGCGCGTAAACGTGCTGCAAAATCTTTGACAGAAGCAAAAAATGCTGAACTAGAAAAACAAAAACAAGAAATGGCACGTAAACAAGCCATTTGGGAAAAGGCGACTAGTGTCGCTCAAGCTGGAATAGCCACTGCACTGGCAATAACTGAAGCTTTACCGAATATTCCTTTATCTATTGTTATTGGTGCCATGGGAGCAATTCAGGTTGCAACTATTCTTGCAACTCCTATTCCTTCCTATGCAGACGGTACTAAAGGTAATGATAGGCATCCTGGCGGTACCGCTTTAGTTGGTGATGCTGGTAAACATGAGGTTATCATGTATTCTGGAAAAGCATGGATTACTCCTGATGCTCCAACTTTAGTTGATATTCCTAAAGGTGCACAAGTCTTTCCTGATGTTGATAAGGTAGATATCTCTAATTTTGATATGCCGGATTGGGACTTTCCTACATTTTCACCGACATATTTTGCATCTTCTTCCGGTGACACCATTGTTTTCAATGATTATTCCCGATTAGAAAAAAGAGTTGATAGAACAAATCTCCTTTTGATGAAGAGTCTTAAAATGCAGCGTCAGGATGCGTCTAACCGTGATTTTGAACTGTATAAGTTGTCTAAACTGAAATAGCTATGATTGAAAGATTAAATCAGATAACATTGAATGATTTCATTGAGCTTTCATGTGGAAACTATGCTTGTTTGCTTTCGGGTCGCGGATCTGTGTCTGAAAGCATGCTTAAAGAGATGGCATCTAAATTAATTATCGAATACAGAAGCATTGTTAATCCTTCAGGTATGCAGGCTATGATTATGGACAAAGAGGATATGGTGAAGGAACGTGCCAAACTATTGAGCCTTCGTATATGTCAGACTCTTGTTTCTCTTGGCTTTTATGATGATGTTCGTCAGGTGTTGGGCCAACTAAATGTAGATATCCGGGATATGAGTGATGAGCAAGTTATATCGAAGCTTGATTATTTACTTCATTCTGCAATTTTTGAGCAAAAACGGAATGAGGAGAGACGCAGTGAGGAACATAAAGGAAGTAAGGCTACTCCTGAACAAATTCGTTCTTCTTTTGATGCAGAGATTGCTTTTCTAATGACATTCTTTAAAATGAGTATTGATTCCCGCGTAATTAATGCTGCTGTCTATGCGAATATCGTTCATCAAGCTGATGTTGAAATATCGATCAGAAAAAGAAGCACATGATAATATTGGTATTACATATATGCTGTAATTCGATTAATTTTTAATTAAAGCGAATTATTTCATACAGTCGTTTGTACATCTCCTTTAGAATCACAAACGACTTTTTTATGAATAGAAAAAACAGCATCCATTGTATAAATAGGCATTTATACAATGTTTTATTGTCAGAATTACGTACATTAGAGACGAAGTGTAATCGGATAACGGCAGAAGTGTCCGAGGTAAAAAAAATGATTGCCTTATTGCCCCCCGATATAGGCACTCTTATTAGTTCAATCGAGCGTTCTGCTAAGGAAATGCACGAACAAAGTATCATGCACCGGAAATATGTGGAAAGGTGCATTAATGGCGAACCGAAGATACACCTAATAAGGAGGGCTGACAATGGACTTTGAAAAGGAATTATCAGAAATATATCCTTGGATATTAAAGGTGGCAAGAAAATTCTGCTGTTCCATGCAAGATGCTGAAGACTTAGCCGGTGATACAGTTTATAAGCTACTTGTGAATCGTGATAAATTTGATTGTTCTAAACCACTTCAACCGTGGTGCCTTATTATAATGAGGAATACTTATATAATAAGATACAATAGAAATTCCCTTATACATTTTACAGGGCTTGATATGGTAGACGGAAGTGCCATTTCTAACTGTACAGCTCATTCAATACTGTTTGATGATTTGGTTTCCACAATACAACGGTGTGCTAAAAAATCCCGTTGTATTGATAGTGTGATGTATTATGCTAGTGGGTATTCATATGATGAGATAAGTGAAATCCTGAACATTCCTGTTGGAACTGTAAGAAGTCGTATTTCTTCTGCTCGGAAGTTTATACTTCAGGAAATAAACTATTAAACTGTTAAATAGCGTTTGAAAAGGTTTCAGAAGAAAAACTTCACAAAAGTTATACTAGTACTCTTGCCAGTACAACTAATAAAGGCAAAGGTATTACAAAGCCCAGTTATAACCCTTTTTTAATTTCGATGTTGATAAGTAGGAATTCAGAAGTTTCAAGATTGAAAATTTTGTGACCGTATATTGGTTGCCACTGTTTTTTCTATGAATTAAATCTACAAGGGGCCTGTATAATTTATATTGTAATGATAGCGGACTGTAAGCTTTGAATCCTCATTAATAAAGCTGTTTTATTAGGTATTGAGTAAGTTGTGTGAGATTCATACTAACCGGATTTATAGTTAATAAAAATCTGCCATGCAGTAGAAAAATCAATTGTTATATGGCTTAAATAGTGTTGAATTTCAAATTGTAGAATAAAGATTTATCTGTTTTTCAAGATTGAGGTATTGTATTATTTAAAAATATATATTATTTTCGCAAAAGTATAAGGAAAGGAGGATTTAAAATGTAAAATAGAGCAGTTCAGTAGTTTAGCTATAAGAGCATTATTATAAATGAAACCAGAATATGACAATTAAAATGTCATGTTTTGGTTTCGTGCGTTTTAGGAGTTATGAAAATTCCTATAGCTTCCCATGAAAAAAGGAGTTTTATGTTATATTTAAAGATAAAATTATAAAATGAAAGTATTAATAAAATTTGGAAATGTGCGAGAACGGGAAGACGTAAGTCGTCAGTTGAGAGCAAAAGGATGCGATGTCTGTATTGAGCATCTCGCTTTTGGAAGTTACTTTATCAAAGATGATAGAACTATTACACCGATACATAAAGGCGTCAGTAATATAGCGGAAGGAGTGTTTTTGGTGAGTGTCAGTACTGTGACCATGGTATGTGCGGCATCTCGGACAGAAAGGAATCTGAATACTACTGAATATAATTGTAAGAGCAAGGAAGGATATCGTACAGGAGGTGGTAAAACTTTTGAAGATCTATTCAGCCGTGCAGAACGTAAAAAAGGAAAGGTAGTAGATGCGCGAATAGGAAAAACTAATAAATGGGGCGGTCCTGATGTACGGGTAGATGGTGTAGATTATCAATGTAAATGTAGCTTGAGTGCAAAAAGGACGGCTGACAAAATACAAGAGAGAAATGGTTATCCCAATCAATATATTGTTACTAACAGAGAGTTAGCCGAACCTTTGCGCAGGGAATTGAGTAAAAAGGAAAGGGATGGTCTTGTACCGAAGGGTACAGCAAGTCGGGTACTAGAGAGTGAAATTTCCTATTCAAAGGTGAGGGAAACGAACCGACCATGTACTAAAGAATCACTGTTATTTGATTGCGAGACCGCCTCGTCCACAGGAATAGTGACCGCTATAGTTGTTTTTTGTATTACATTGGGAATAGGCTACCTAAATGACAAAACCGTGACTCGTACTCATGTAATGAAAGCTACTAGGTATGGTTTAATAGCAGGAGCAATAGCTTTTATACTACACGTGGTATGGAAACAGTGGCAGAGAATAGATAAGTAAAATATGTGGAGAAGTCGTTAAATTGTTTTGATGTAGTAAACGATAAGTATTAAGGGGATTAATTGAAAAGTCATTTTTATTTCTTGATATAAGTATTGATTTGAAAATCAATTGGTTATGTGGCGTTTTGGCAAATCGTAATTTTCAAGAATTTAGCCAATCGGGAAACCGGTTGGCTTTTTCTATATATTTGCTCGTGAACGTTCAAAAGGAGTTAAAATGCTTTGTAAATATGTGCTTACCGTTGATAGTATTTCCTATAATATTCCCAAATCTTGTATTCAGAATTGGGATGAAATAAAGTTTTCCCGTAAACGCTCCGGGCTTGAGGGGATAACTAGAACTTTTACTTCAAAGTTCCAGTTTGTTGGAGAAGCCTATGTTCTCATATTGGAGGAGTATTTGAGCAAATACCTGGCTTCTAATGCTAGTATCACTGTTTATACTATAACTAATTCTCATACTTATGAAGAATTCTTCAGTTGCCGACTGGATTTCGGTTCATTGACCTATGATGGAAATACTGTTTCTATTAATTCGATAGATGATAGTGTCGCTAATATCATAAAGGCTAACAAAGGAACGCAGTACGAATATTCGGTAGATGAGATAAAAGATACATATCAGCTTTATTATGATAGACTACCGTTTAATTACTACGCGAACTATATATGTGGTGGATACTCTTTAGAAGATGGAGGGCAATATGTTGATTTCTCAAGAGATATAACAGGAAAAACTATATTCCAGTCTCTTCCATTGGAAGTCGTAGAAAAAGACTTACCAGAATCAGATAGTCCTGTAGAAATAAATTCTGTGACTTTAGATACTTCTGTACCTGCTTTTTTAAGGGCGCATAAACCAGTCAAGGTATATATAACCCCCGAATTTAACTTTTATTTAGGCAGAGGAGATGTAATGTTGACACTTGCTAAAGTTGATGGGAACGGTACCACAAGCACTATTGCGAGTTGGATAAATACCGATTATTCAGGAAATACACATACAACAGAAAAAGACACTTATAGACCCGAACAATATCGGGATGTCTATGCAATAGACCTTCAAGATGGTGAATGTCTTCAATTTGTCATACATGATCCGATAGGTAATATGAATGTTAACGGACTTGGAAAGGTGTATTTTTCTAAATATTCACTACAGATAAAATGGACTTCAATAGCATCACCTATCAATATAGATGTGGTAAAACCTATTACTGTTCTGAATAGTTTGCTCAAAAGTATGAATGGTGGTAAAGAGGGTATAAAAGGCGAGATAGCTTCCGGTGTAGACAATCGGTTGGACAATTGCCTTATTTTGGCTGCCGAAAGTATTCGTGGGATATTGTCTGCTAAATTATATACCTCATATACGAAGTTTGTAGACTGGATGGAAGCCTGTTTTGGCTTTGTTCAGAGGATTGAGGGGGATATTGTAAAGTTTGTCCATCGTGACAGCTTATTTACTTTTAATGGTAATAAGAATATATCAAGAAACATTTCAGATTTTCAATTTAAAGTAGACAGTTCTAGGATATATGCACGAGTTAAAGTTGGTTATGATAAAGTTGATTATGAATGCTTGAATGGTCGTGATGAATTTCGATTTACTGCTGAATATACTACTGGATTGCAAGTAACAGATAATACACTAGAGTTAGTGAGCCCTTATCGTGCAGATGCTTATGGCTTGGAAATCGTGTCACAGAAAAGGGGAAGTAGTTCTACTGATAACGAAAGTGATAATGATGTGTTTATCGTTGGCGCAATGCTCGCTTATAATAAGGTTATTGGGAAAGCGGAATATGTACTAGAAAGGAATGCGGATTGGAAGATTGCAGGTGTTCTAAATCCTGATGCAATGTTTAATGTTATGTATTGGCAGAAAGCTATGTTGAAAGCTAATGCTAAGTATATTGGCATGTTCGCTGATTCTCTTCATTATGCTTCTTCGGATGGGAATAGCAATGTTATAGTCAATGATGTGAAATTAACTGATGACTTTATACTTGAAGAGCATTTGGTCACTTGTGGAGATGTTTCATTTACAACCTTTGATGAGGATATTCCACAAACAGATGATGGAACGATTAAGATTCAAAAAGGTGGCCTTGTTTACGAAGGTTACATCAAAGAGGTGAGTAGTACAGTTGAGAGAAACGAGGGAGTGAAGTATGATTTATTTGTCCGTTCAATAACAAAAGCCTAGAATATGATTATAAGTCCGTTTACCCCACTGTTTTTTTCTCCGTCTACCGATAAATTTGGAGCGAAAAGTAAATATGTGCAGTTATTCGCACGTACAGACAGGATTTTTGTTGAATTGATTTTGACACCCAAAGAGCAGGAGCCTATTGTTTACATTAATAATCTTTTAAGTAATATATCTACACTTGTATCATTAAGCTCATGGAAGATGAATGATGATAAGATTCTCTATTTCTATAACATTTCATTGCTTCCATGTGGATATTATACTGTAACAGTTAATGGGAATACGAGTGAGATTTTTAAAGTTACGGATGATGAGTGTGAGTTATCAGAAACCAGCCTTATTCAGTATTCAATGAAAGATAATAAGCAGCGTCTTGATGCTGTCTGGTGGATAGATGGGATGCAATACTTTTTTGATTTTCGAGTTCCTGGTGGTTTCAAAGATAACGGATGGACGTTCGGTGTGGATAATGAGCAGTTCGTGACTTCTGATGAGGATATTGTTGAGCTATTCAGCCACGAATATACAACTATATTATTCACGCTTGGAAATGGGATGGGATGCCCTGTATGGTTTGCTGAATTATTGAATCGTGTCTTATGCTGTAATTACGTCTACTTTGATGGTATTCGATATGCAAGAAAGGAAAGTAATGTTCCGGAACTTAACCAGCAAATCGAAGGATTGAAGAGTTTTGTATTCAATCAAATGTTACAGAGGGTAAAAACGATTAATCCTGTTTTGGAGTGGAACAACCAAATGTCTATAAGAAGAATTCAAAATGATACTTATAGGATAACATCTGACAGTGGAGAGTTGAGGAGCATAAAGTCTGGTGGTGAAGCTGTAGAAGAATATACGTCAGTAATCACCGGTAAGTTGTATGTGCATTATCAGAAGATTATGACTAGTCTTTTTACATCTCATAATTATAGTTGTAAAGTGATTTTGGATAAACCGGCTAATAGTGGGGTGACGTTCATGATACCTTTTAATCTCACAAGCGCTGGTGTCGTAACTTCGGAAGTTAATCAGATTACAGTTGTCTTGGGAGGTTATTCGAATGAAGTTCAATTTTCTCAAAAGGGAAGTTCATACGATATTGATTTATTATCAGGAGGTATATTAGAGTTCTTGAAAGGAACTGATGATAGGACTTATTATGAGGTGACTTGGGACGGTGAATTTGTTGATACGTTACCTGTTGCTTCTGATGAAGTTTCTGATCCGTCATCAAATTAATATAATAGTTTTAAACAATAAAGATAGAATAAAATGACAGAGTCAGAGAAACAACAAATTATTAGCCTTGTGCTGCAAGCGTTGAAGACAAACAGTCTTACAATAGAACAACTGGCTGATACAACAGAGCTATCTAGAGATATGTATGTTGAAGTTAGTGGTGGTCGGAAAATATCTATTGATTTGCTTTCAAGTACCATTGCTAAAATGGTGAATGGTGATTTTGATGCATTAGTGGAGAATGTCAATAAGATTGCAAAAGATTTATCGGATGGAGACGCCGAATTATTGAAACGTATAACAGGAGTGTCTGATAAATCCAATCCTTTGACTGACCCATTTAAAAGTATTGGCTCTTTTACTACTATTGGTAGCTTTAAAGATAAATTAAAAACAATGTATTCCGGGGATTCTTCTATTGGGAATTATCGGTGTATTTTGTCTGTTGATTCGTCTAAGATTCCTGTAAATATACAAATTGAACGGTTGGAGCTTAATAAGGTTTGTCAATCATTCACTTCGTGTATACAACTGGCTACCATGTCAGACAATGCAGAAGGCGTGTATTTGGGTACAGTTTGTACTATCTCACGAATCGGTATTGTTTCCGGTGGGAGTGTTACATGGGGCAAATGGACCTCTGTAATAAATGACTTTGAGGAAAGGATAGGAAAAGCGAACGGTATCGCTCCTTTGAACGAAGAAAACAAAGTCCCTTCCGAATACTTGCCTGAACCGTTGTCTCTTGGAGAAGGTAAAGAAGAAGCCTTCCCCGGCAACCGTGGAAAGTCTTTGGAAGATACAATGAAAAATATCCCTTCCGATATAATCAAACCGGGTTCTTTCTCCGTCCTGTCTGACGCTTCCTATCTCAATGTGTATTTTAAGAAAGTGTCCAAAACAACCGGTAAAGAAACGGATGACAGCTTCCGTCTGCCTTCTGCTACCCTTGAACAAGCCGGCCTTTTGTCCGCCGAGGATAAGCAAGCCCTTGAGGATATGAAGAGCGGCACGCCCGCTGACGATGTAACACACCCCATCGTCATTGTTGATGAGATCCGCCCATTGAAAGACGGCTACTATACCCTTGAAACCGCTATTGCCGCCATTGTGTCCTATCAACAGGAATCTGGCGTCAAATATGAGCGAACGGGTCTCATCATTACTTACAAAACAGGCGAGTATGAAATGGAAACCCGGCAGTTCCAGGGTGCTGTGTCCGATTTTGCGACCCCTTCTCTTTGGAAACCCTTCGGGAATGGTGGTGGCGGTTCCGTTTTTGAAACTTCCGATGAACCGGCGGAAGGGGGAAAGGACGCCTTTTCAACTGGTGGCGCCTATGCCTATGTTCCGGCCAACCTCGATGTAAACGTGGAAACAGAAGGCATTGTAAAACTTCAGATGAAGAACGCTGCCGGTGAAACCCTTGGCGATGAAGTGCAGTTCGCTATCGGCACGGGTGGCGGCGGTCAGACTGGTGGTACCATTGTTGCCATTGCTTTCCAGTCGACACCTGTCTATGGCTCTTACGGCTCCACGCTACGAACCTTTGCCGCCATTCGTTCCGTGACCTCGAACGGTGTCGAATCCTCTGACAACCTGATTGAGAAACTGGAACTCGTAGACCGTGAAAGCGGGCTTACCGTCTGGACTGAAACCGTCAACAAAGCATCTTCCGGTGACATGAAGGACTTCTCCTTTGAACTGGACTTCACCACATACTTTACGGCTGCCGGTACTCGGAAATTCAAGCTGATAGCCACTGACGAAAGCGGCAACACCGGTTCCAAGAATGTCAATGTAACAGCTGTTGATATTACCTGTACCTGTGTGCAGGTACTCAACTATACCCCTGAAACTCTGCTTACTCCGACAACTGAAAGTTTCAGCCTTCCACTCTATAAGTTCGGAAACAATACCTCTGATAAAGGGATCAGTGCCCAGGTTGACATCAAGATTAACGGTGAATGGCAATCCCTGTCTACCGCCGTTGTCAATGACAACTACTCGCACTCTGTCGTAATCCGTCCTGCTTCCCTCGGCCTAGAACACGGTACCTATCCCTTGCGCATCCAAGGAACGGATGTCGCATCCGGAGTGAAAGGAAATGTCATTTACACGGCTGTCATGGTAATTGACCCGAATAGTTCCATACCTCTTGTCGCCTTGAGATACGATGATAAAAACGGTGGAGTAGTCCGACTGTACGAAACCGTAGAACTTGATGTTGCCTGTTATGACCCGTTGGAAATGACTTCACCCGTCAGCGTGAAAGCCAATAACGTGCAGGTAACACAAATTGCTGCCAGTCGTAACAAAACCTATCAGGTCAAACAACAACTGCAGGGCTACAAGGCTGACGGCACCGATACGGTCAACTATACTGCCGTATGCAAGGACGTGACTAGCGAACCTGTCCGGGTGACAGTTAGCGGTTCCGCCATTGACGCCGCCATAAAAGAAGGCGCCATCTATAACTTTGACTTCTCATCCCGTACCAATCAGGAAACTGACCATAGCATTGTCAGCGGTAATTATGAAATGAAAGTGGACGGTGCCAACTGGACTACCAACGGTTTTGGCACATTCTTGGGTGAGAACTGCCTTCGCGTAGCCGAGAATGTGGGCGTGTCATTAAACCATGCCCCGTTTGCCGGCTCATCCATCGAATCCAACGGTGCCGCCATCCAGTTCGCTTTCGCTTCCAAGAACGTGACCGATGATGATGCCCTGCTCCTTAGCTGCTATGACGAAACGTCCGGTGCCGGCTTCTATGTCACCGGCCGGGTGGTCGGCATCTTCTGTAACAATGGTGTCGCCCGTCGTGAAGAACGCGCCTACCGGCAGGGTGAAAAGATAACCGTAGCCGTAGTTGTTGAACCTGCAAGCAACTACGTCGAACGTGACGGCACACGATATTCCATGATGAAATTCTTCCTCAACGGTGAGGAAGTCGCCTGTCTTGGTTATGTTCCGGGCGGCGGCTCCCTGATTCAAACCAAGTATATAACGATGGACGGCAAACTGGGTGATTTGTATCTTTATTACATGATGGCCTGGAACTCCTATATGGAATGGGCACAGGCGTTCAAGAACTACCTTGTCCGTCTGACCGATACAGAGGTAATGGTGAAGGAATACGCCTTTGAGGACGTCCTTAAAAGCCAGACAGCCGAGGGTAGTACCCAAAGCCGCCCGTCAGCTGCCGAAATCTATTCACGCGGTATGCCTTACATTGTCGAATGCCCCTATGAAGGCTCCGATATAGAAGCACTGGACGGCACCACTTCCACTAGTACGAAGATATACATCACGCTCTATTACTTTGACCCCGAACGCCCGTGGCGTAATTTCAAGGCCGTGAGTGTCCAAACCCGCAACCAGGGAACCACCTCTGCCAAACGCCCGGTAAAGAATAAACGCTACTACCTCGCCAAGAGTAAAGGCAAAAACAAGGACACTCGAATCATACTACTTAATCCGGACGATACGACGGAGGAAGGACGCCGTGCAATAGCCTTGGCTGCCATCAACAAAGTACAGGTCGGTGATAATACAATCCCGGTCGATGTCATTACCGTAAAAGTCGATTACTCCGATTCCGGCAATGCGAACGACTGCGGCGCCTGTGAAATGATGAACGTTACATACCGTGCCTTGGGTGGTAACTATATGACACCTGTCCAACGTGCATTTGACGGAACATTTGACAGCGGTGACTTGCATATCGAAGGCTTGCAGATGAACCACTCCACCGCCAATCACCCGGTAGCCACCTATCGGTGTAAGGATGACAGCCTGCAAAACGTCTATTTCCATGCCAAAGGCAACTGGAAAGAAGACAAAGGGGAACAGTTCGCCCTCGGTTTCAAAGATACCCCCGGCTATAATAAAGGTTGCCTGAATTATGGTGACTTCATAGAGTTCTTCGGTACTCCTGACGAAACTTTAGACGCAATTGAGATACGCTTCAAACAGACTGACGGACTCGATACGGACAGCGTGTACCTGCTTTCCCTATATTGCGGTAGTTCGTACCGAATAATGAGGTATCAGGACGGCTCATGGAAAAAGCAGTCCGGTTCCATGAAGTATGAAAACGGCAAATGGAATGTCACCGGTGATGTCCTTAATCCCGTTGAAGGCTTCGAACTTCTTAATTACCAAGGTATGGACTGGTTTCAGGGCGTCGGTTCTGTTCAGGATATGATGGCCATGAAAACGGACAAGTCCTCATGGGTTCAAAAACTCGTGGATAACGGAACTATCTCTGCTGATACCTTCCCGGCATGGACTTACTACTTTGAATCGCTTGTCGATGATGACCAGCTCGCCATTGATTACGCTTTGGGTAAGAAAGTGCCCTATAACCTCTACCGATGGTTGCGCTTCTGTGATTCCTGCGATTACTCCAAAGGCGGGAACTGGCAAAGAACATGGAAGGAAAACCTGTATAAATACGCCTGCCCAGAAAGTGTCTTGAGTTATGACATCTTCACCGACTACCTTGCCGCCACTGACCAACGCGCCAAGAATATGCAGCCGATGTGGTTCTTGGAAGAGTATGCTTCCGTAACAGACGGTGTGTACAGCTCCGAGGATGCCATGCGCATGTACCTGAATAAAATCTATGACTGCGATACGCTCAATAGCAAGGACAACGACGGTGGTTGCACGGTTGACGCCGAGGTGGACCCCAACCGGACGAGCGATGAAACATTCACTAACCCTTATGCTGGCTACGGCTCCGTTCTGTTTAATAACATCTATCTCCAGCAAGTAGTGTGGACTGACTCATCCGGTACGGAACTCTCCCTGCGTACCGTTGCCGCCGCCATGCGTAACGTTCAGGCGACCATTGACGGCGTCACCCTGCACCCGTTCTCACCCGAAGGAGCTACGCATTTCTTCATTGACAAACGGCTCAAAAAATGGCAGAAACTGGTTAGTTCTTACGACGGTGAACGGAAATACATCTCCTATACCGCCACCTCTGATGCTATTTACTTCTATGCCCTGCAAGGTCTTGGACTTACCGCCCTTCCGTCTTTCATCGAAAGACGTTGGCGTATTCGTGACGGCTATTTCCAAACCGGTGATTTCTTCAGCGGTGTAATTTCCGGGCGCGTATCTTCCAAATCAAACGCCACCATCCGGATTGTCGCTGCTAAAAACGGTTACTTCGGTGTCGGCAATGACGCTAGCGGCAACCTTTCCGAAAGCTGCTTCCTTGAAGCGGGCGAAGAATATGTATTCACCAACTTCTCACATGAGGAAGGTGCCTTGCTGTATATCTATCAGGCTGACCGCATGAAGTTGCTCGACCTGTCTGAAATCTCCCTGTCAAGTACGGTGAGCTTCTCCGCCATGCAACTTGTGGAAACCCTTATCTTGGGCTCTGACACCCATACAGAACAATCCATCGGTTCTTACGCACCGCTTACCTCGCTGAACTGCGGCGAAATGCCCTTCCTCGTATCACTCGATATCCGGAACACACAAATCGCTACGCTCGTTACCGACAAATGCCCACGTATCGCCCATATCAATGCGTCCGGTAGCAAACTGGAGAACATCACTCTTGCAGAGACTTCTCCGATTAATGACATCTCTCTTCCACCAACAATGACAAGCCTCCGTTTTGTCGGTCTTCCTGAACTGACCTATACAGGTCTTTCCGCCCCGTCCGGCCTGCAAATAGAATCCATGCCGAACGTCCAACGCCTGCGTCTTGAAACGTCGCCTAAACTTGACGCCATTCAGATGCTCCGTGACGTCCTCGCTTCACAAACGGCATCCCGTAAACTTTCCATGCTCCGTATCTCGAACATGACCCTGAAGGCTGACGGCTCCGAGCTTCTTGCCATTCTCGAATATGGAGTTGCCGGAATGGATGAGGACGGCAACAGACAGGATAAACCGGTAGTCAACGGCACGTATGAACTGACAGTTATCCGTGAAACGGATGAAATCGAATCCCTTGAATCCGGTATCGACAGCCTTGTCATCCTTACCGTCATCGATGCCTATATCGACCTGATAAACTGGTTCAATAACGAATCCTACGGCGGTGAACCGTACTACGAGAACGTAACACTGGACAACATCAATGAAGTCCTTGAATATTATAACGGCGAAACCTACGAAGAATATCTCGAACGGTTTGCTGAAGACAATATGGATATTAATGATTTAATAAACAAGTAACTATGACTAATGAACAAAGCGCCACGCTGCTTCGCTTGAACAAACAGGCACAAGTAGCAGCACTGAACGCCGTTGGATTCTCGGATGTCACCGAGAATTCCCGCGCATCTGAATTTGGACAACGTATCAAGTGGGCCGCCGGTCTGCTTGATCTGCATCTTGCCTGTAATCGTATTTCGGATAACTCCAAGGCATACTTTACTGCTGCCGAATGGAACTCCCTTACGCTCGCTAATAAGCAACTGTATATCAAACGCGGGCTTCGTATCCGTGCCCATGGACACTCCTTCGTAATCGCCGCCCAGGAGTGCTATAATGCCGATATGACTACTACCTTCTATTGGGGCGGTCAGGGTAAAGCCATAGACGGCCTGAACCAAAAAGGACTGGGTGCCATGTACGGCTGCTTCACGGGTGAGGAAGATACCGACCTGATTATCACCGGCCTGAAAGACCAAAACAATAGCGGTGTAATCGGTGCGCCGGCTGCCGAAGCCGCCCGTGCATACCGTGCCTACACTTTGGAAAGTGACGGTATCGAGGATGAATCCAACTGGTTCCTTCCTTCATCTGGCCAAATGCTTCTGATGTACCGCTACCGCGATAAAATCAATGAGATGATGCGTACCTTTTGGAGTAGTGACAGTATGCTGATGACTGATAAATACTACTGGTCATCAACAATTTGGGATACTAACTCCGCCTGGGCGTTCGAACTGAATACCGGGCGTATTACGAATCAAAACAAAAATTCAGCCCTTCTTCATGTGAGAGCTGTTGCTTCCGAATAGTATTAACTTAATATTATACAATAAAATGGATAAAAATATCGCCAACGCCATGCTTCTGCGCTTGAATAAACAAGACCAGATAGAAGCCTTAAAATCAATAGGTTTTACAACCGTGAATGAAAACACCCCCGCAAGCGACATCGCCAAATATATGCAATGGTCAGGTACGCTTCTTGACCTTTCTTTGGCTACGCTCCGGATTGAAGACGGTGAACAAGTCTTTTTCACGGCTTCCGAATGGAACTCCATGAGCGCGAATAATCGCTCCAAGTATATCCGTATCGGCATCCGACTTCGCGCCGAATGCCACCAGTTCATTATCGCCAAAAGCGACTGCGTTGACGCAGGCGGCAATAAAACGTTCAAATGGGGTGGCTACGGTACCGACCTACGCGGCCTGAAAAACTACGGCAGTGGTAACCAAGGACTCTATGATACCTTCGACGGCAAGGAAAATACCGATGTTATAATAGAAACCCTTGCAGGCGTCAAGGACACCCAGGGAACTGTCGGCGCCCCTGCCGCCGAAGTTGCCAGAGCCTATAAAGCCTGTACGCTTGAATCTGATGGAATTGAAGATACAACCGTGTGGAACCTGCCCGCATTGGGTGAACTTATGCTTATGGCCAAGTATAAAACCGAAATCAATGAGCTCATAACTTCTATGTTTGGCAATCAAAATATATTTACAAACGACTGGTATTGGTCTAGTACCGAATATGACGCTTCCAGCAGTTGGGGCGTGAACTTCAACGGCGGCTACGTCAGCACGACCGGCCGCCAGAGCGCGAACCGGGTTCGTCCCCTCGCCGCAATAAACACTTTATCCCTTTAATTCTTTATCCCTTAGAGAGTTAGCTAAATAAAAGCCCCGGTAGGGGCTTTTCAGATTCACTTTTTTGTGCTAAAATTGTGTTAATTGCTTTACAGTTATTAACTTTGCGCCCTCTAATACATACATTAAAATATCAAAAAATTAACATGGCACTTACACAAGACCTTCCTATATCAAATTCGATGTATAAGCTTCTGAACCTTATCATTGATGCCCGGCAACAATTCCCCAAGGCGTTCCGGTATGAATTTGGTACGGAGTTGATGATGCTTGCCGTCCATTGTTGCGAATATATCCGTTATGCAAATACAGATATGAACCTTGAGCACCGTGCAGATTATCTGATGAAGTTTTTGTGTGAGTTTGATGCATTGAAATTACTGCTAAGAGTGTGTGAAGAACGACATTTGACCAGCCTGACTCAAACTGCCGAAATCTGTCTGCTTGCAGAGAGCATCGGTAAGCAAAGTACCGGCTGGTACAAAAAAACGGTTGCAGATCTCCAACGGCAAAAAGCTAACGGATCGCAACAAGTCGCAAAGCCGGAGTCATAATCGCCAAGGGGATTATGAGTGAGCAATTAGAATTATTTATTGGGCATCCCCCCGGTGATGAGCCGGGAAAGACTAAGATAGCGGATGCAACGGCTTCCAGCAGTTGGAACGTGAACTTCAACAACGGCAACGTCAACACGAACAACCGCCAGAACGCGAACCGGGTTCGTCCCCTCGCCGCAACAGGTAATATAATCTATGACATACTTCTTAGCAGTATTTTCGAAGCATCCGAAGATTGTGCCAGGCAGAAAAGAACGAGTACGGATTGTGTTGAGTTCTATAATGATTATCAGTCCGCATTGGTGCGGCTATGGTATTCTATTATTTACGGTGAATATGTACCGGACTTTTCAAAAGTATTCATACGGACTTACCCGGTATATCGGGAGGTTTTTGCCGCCGCTTTCATTGATCGTGTTGTCCATCACTGGATCGCTCTTCGTATCGAGCCGATCTTAGAGGAACGCTTCCGGGAACAAGGAAACGTCTCCAAGAACTGCCGGAAAGGTGAGGGATGCTTGTCTGCCGTGCACTATCTGAATAACATGATAGTCGAGGTCAGTGAGAATTATACTGCCGATGCGTACATTTTCAAAGATGACCTGTTCAGTTTCTTCATGTCTATCTCGAAATCGTTGGTATGGGAAATGCTGAACATATTCGTAAGGGACAATTATAAAGGCGATGATATTGAATGTTTGCTTTACCTTCTAGCCGTTACTATCTTTCATTGTCCACAAAATAAGTGTATCAGACGCTCTCCCGTCTCCATGTGGGACAAACTTCCCAGTAATAAAAGTCTGTTTCATAATGACCCTGACAGGGGAGTGGCTATCGGGAACCTGCCGTCGCAACTCATAGCCAACTTTCTGGCGTCTGTATATGATTATTTCGTGATGGAAATACTGGGATTCAGACATTATGTACGCTTTGTTGATGACTTTTGTATCGTGGTGAAATCTCCGGAAGAAATATTGTCCAAAGTCCATCTTCTTGATGGTTTCCTGAAAGAACAACTCCTTTTACGGTTGCATCCACGCAAGCTGTATCTTCAGCATTATAAGAAAGGAGTCTTGTTTGTTGGGGCGTTCATTTTGCCGGGTAGAATTTATGTATCTAACAGGGTGGTTGGTAACACATATAACGCTGTCAGGAAATTTAATAGAATAGCTGAAAATGGATTTGCAGAAGCGTATGTTGAGAAGTTTGTGAGTACAATGAACTCTTATTATGGCCTGATGAAACACTTTGCAACGTACAATATCCGTCGTAAAATTGCAGCGATGTTACTTCCTGAATGGTGGGAATATGTTTATATCGAAGGACATTTTGAAAAGTTTGTATTGAAGAATAAATATAACCATAGAAAACAACTAATTAAACATATCAAAAAACATGGATCAAAAAAATATCTTACCGCGTGGGATTGCTAAGCCTATCGAGCAACAGCCGGACGGAACTTGGATTGTACGTCATCACTTCCGGGTGGTTGGTACCAGTGAGAATGGTGAAGAACTGGTAACTTTTGCCAGTTCGGAATATCCCGAGAAACCTACCTTGCAACAGATTCAAAGAAGTATTGACCGTTATCGGGTGTGTCTAACAATGTATGGAGATACAATTTCAGACGAAATAGAAAAGGTTGATCTTTCCGTGTATATGTTTACGGATTAATAGTTCAATCTGTTGGTTGTTTAGGGGTGCTTATCAAGCATCCCTTTTTTATTTATGGAAAAAGTGAAAATTATAATGTCTTGTTTTATAGATATTTATCATAGAATTGATTTCCAAGATTTTCCATTTTTGTAAAACTCGTTATTATACTCAATACATTTGTTCCATACAGAATATTTTATTCTGATTATCCGTTTATGCACCTGTTATATTCGCAATTACTAGTCTGTCAAAGAG